GACACAACCACAGGAAAGTTTAAGATTGGAAATGGCACTGACGCATGGAGCAGCACATCCTATCTAGTCAATGCCTCGGAAATGAACTCTTCTATTTCATCAGGCATTACAGCTAGAATTGGAAGCCTTACGGTAACAGAAGCCGAGTACCTGTCTGGTGCTACAGCATCTATCCAGGGGCAACTAGATGACCTAGCTGCAGCTGACGTAAGCATTCAAAGCGAGCTAGATGACAAGGCTCCAACCTCTAATCCTACTTTTACTGGAACCGTAGTATTGCCAACAAGTACATCAATTGGTGATGTTTCTTCTACAGAACTTGGATATGTGAATGGCGTAACTTCTGGAATTCAAGGTCAGCTAGATGCCAAGCTTGCATCTGCTACTGCATCATCTACATATGCACCACTAAGTGGACCAACCTTTACAGGAACCGTAGTTCTTCCAAGCACTACCTCTGTCGGAGATGTCTCGTCTACTGAGCTTGGATATGTAAATGGTGTCACTTCTGCTATTCAGACTCAGCTAGATGCTAAGGCACCTACGGCTGACCCTACCTTTACAGGTACCGTTGCTGGTGTAACTAAGTCACACGTAGGTCTTGGTAACGTTGACAATACCTCTGACGCTAACAAGCCAGTTTCTGCAGCAACTCAGACTGCACTGGATGCAAAGGCATCGCTTGCTGGTGCAACATTTACTGGTGATGTAACTGTAGAGACAAACTTAATAGTCGAAGGAAACCTTACGGTCTCTGGAACAACTACTACCATAGATGTAACAGATCTATCTGTGTCAGACCCACTAATTTACCTAGCATCTGGACAATACGATGAAGATGTTCTAGACGTAGGTTTCTTGGCAGCAACTGGAGTAGTTGGAGGAACTGAGGGAAGCCACCTTCACTCTGGATTCTTCCGTGACGTAAGCGATGGAAAGAAGTGGAAGCTTATTTCTAATGTCCCACACCCAGTTTCAAACGTAGTAGATGTCACAAACGCCACAAGAGAAACACTTGTTGTTGGAAACCTAGAGGCAACTGGTGTCGTATTCTCAGACGGCACTCAAACAAAGCAGGGTGTTCCATCGATTACTACTATAGCTGAAAAGACAGACTCATACACACTTTCTAATCTAAATGAACGTGATACAATTGTTGAGATTAGCAAGTCTTCTGCAACCACCTTGACTATTCCAACAAATTCTTCAGTAGCCTACCCAGTAGGAACAACTATTGATATTATTCAGACTGGAACTGGTCAGGTTACAATTGCAGGTGCAGGTGGAGTTACAGTCAATGCAACTCCAGGACTTAAGCTAAGGACCCAGTGGTCTTCTGCAACACTTCTAAAGCGAGCAGAAAACACTTGGTTGGTCTACGGCGACCTAACGGCATAATTAAAGGAAGGCACATAACATGGCAGCTGGAAAAAGAACAGGTAGAAAGTCTCAAGCATCAAATGACTTTCTAGAGCCTCTAGCACCTATTAACGTAGTTGCTACTGACGTAGGTACAAATAGAGCATTTAATAACGGAGCAGCTAGCGTAGCTTTTGAACTCCCAGCACTATCACCAGCAGCCACATCCTTTACCGTTACAGCTACAGCAGCTGGTCAGACAACTAGAACTGCAACGGGATCGTCGTCTCCTATTGTTGTAGAAAGCCTTGCTTCTAATGTTACTTACACAATTAGCGTAACTGCTACAAATTCAGCTGGAACATCTCCAGCATCGTCTACCACTACTGTTACAGCTACAACAGTTCCTGCAACCATGTCAGCTCCAACAGCTACTGCTCAGACTAATCAAGACAAGCTTGACTGGACTGCTCCAGCAACTGGTGGTAAGGCAATTACGCTATATCGCTGGACATCATCTGACAGCAAGACTGGTACAGTAAATGCTCCTGCTAGCACAACTAACATTACCCAGGAAGGTGGCACAGCTCAGACATACCAGATCCGTGCTGAAAATTCAAATGGCGTTGGTGAATACTCTGCTAATTCTAATAGCGTAACAACTATTTCTCCGTTCTTCCCACCATTCTTCCCACCGTTTTTCCCACCAAGCTTCCCGTACTTCCCACCGTTCTTCCCATTCTTCCCAGCGTTTGGACCATACTTCCCACCTTACTTCCCACCATACTTCCTTGGTGGCGTTGGTGGACCGTTCTAGCCTAAATAAAGCAGAGAGCCTAGGTGAAACATCCTAGGCTCTTATGCTATAATTGAGGATATGAATACTTGGCTAACAAAAGATAGATCAGAAACAGACTCAAATAGAATGCCATCTAGAGTAACTCCTGCAGGAGTCTTAGTAAGTAATCCAGCACTTGGCATTAATGTTTATAATAATGCTATGAGCGGTGACCTCTGCGATTATATTATTGACACGCTTGAAGGAAACCTTAATGGTCAGACAAGGTATTCCTGGCAGGGTGCTAGGGTAACAGAGGCTGATGATGTACTAGAAGAGGCTAGGAAGTGCCTAGACTTTAAGGTTAGCACTAGCAACCTTGGCCCAAAAGACGAACACAACTCTAAGCTATACGAAATGCATGAGATGGCTTTTAGGTCTATCAGTCCAAACGTAGATGATTACGGCAGGTACTGGGGTGTTGGAGTAAACTTCTTTGAGGCATTTAACTTTGTTAAGTACGACGGGGCAGGAACTCACTTTAAGATCCATGCTGATCATGGTCCAGCATATGTTACAACAATCTCTGTAGTTGCATTTCCAAATGAAGGATATGAGGGAGGAGAGCTATACTTTCCTAGATTTAATCTGACCCTAAAGCCAAAGAAGGGTGATGTGGTTGTCTTCCCATCTACGTATATTTATGAGCATGCATCAAACGACATGATTTCTGGAACAAAGTATTCAATCGTAATTATGACTGATTATAATGATCGTGGAGGATTAAGAAACTTCAACTATCGTCAAGAAGATATGAATAGACTAACTTACTAAGGAGACATAGTGTCTGATCAAGAAGATTTAAATAAAAGAATTCAAGATTTTTATAAAATAGATGAAATTACGTGGTCTTCTGTTGAAGATCTTGGTAGTGGTATTCTTGTTTACCGTGACGTACTTCCAAAAGATATGGATATAATTAATCGACTAGAAGAGGTCTTAGACGACCCAAACAATCATTATGAATATCAGGAGGCCATGGTTGGCTACGGCATGAAAATTCCAGAATACCGTGACTGCAAAGATTTTAAATATAAGAAAACAGATATTGCTGAGCACCAGGGCGAGGCAGCAGATAAGCTACGTAAGCTTTGGGATGAGGTCTACTTTAGACAGCTTCAGGCTGTAAAGCATTACTGCAAGATGCATAATATTGGAGAGCTTAGATATTGGGAAGCTATGAACTTTATCAAGTATGGTCCAGGTCAACACTTCCAAGAACATCACGATAACGGATATTCTTATAACTGTGTTCTTTCTGCAGTGTCATATCCAAATGATGACTACGAAGGTGGAGAGCTTTTCTTTAGGCTTCAAAATTTAAACATCAAGGCTAAGGCGGGAGACCTATACCTTTTCCCATCTAACTTTATGTACCCACACCGTGCTATGCCCGTACACTCTGGAACAAAATTCTCAATAGTTACAATGCTTGATTACTCAGAGAAGTTCCATAAGCCAGAATTTTACACAGAGACAGGTAATTAGTGAAAGACATAACAGTCTACAAACTTGGTAGCCATTCTGCAAACATAGATCAGCTTCCACTGAAAAGAGATTGGATGGATGCAACCTTTGATAGACACGCATATCAGTGCTTTCCAGTTTCTTTAGCAAACCGTTTAGGTTGGTATCTTTCGTTTCCAGAAGATATATCATTTATTTGGGACGGAATAAATGACTCAACTTCTAGCCATATATCCATCCTTTCTGGAGAGAGGTACGTTCATCCTCATAGAGGAAATAGAACCATAAGCTTTAATACTGGAATATATTTTTCTTCTAAAAAAAATGTATCGTTGCTAACAATGCCAGTTCCAAATCAATTTATAGAGGGGACACAGTGCTTTACTACTTTATTAAGCACATCAGTATTAGAAAATGATTTTCCGCTTGCCTGGATAGTTAACAAGGCAAATGAAGTAATTACCATTCCAGCAAATACTCCAATTGCAGCAATTTTGCCAATATCATTAAAAGACGTACAGGCTTATAGCCTTAATGTTGTAAGCGGTACACCAGAATTGTGGGAAACTGCTGAGTGGTCAGAAAGAATGCAGAATAGAGCAGAAGCATCTCAGGAAAAGAATTCCGCAGGACACTGGACACACTACTATCGTGATGCTGTTGATCATACTGGGGAATCTGTTGGTGAGCACGAGGTCAAGAAGATCGTAATGAAAGTTACAAATGGCTAAGTCTATTAAATTTATTTCAAATAGGTCTTGGCTAAACGAAGACAGCATATCAAAGCCAACCCCAACAGCTAGGGCTATTCCAGTTTGGTATAAAGATGCTGACAGATATGCCATGAGACCTGACGGTGAGCCATGGACTGCCCCCGATGGTGGCAGGGTAGTTACATGGAAAGCTTGCCCAGCACTTTATGATATTATGACAACTGGATATGTCTATAGGACACCTTGTGATATTGAATTCTACGTGAATGATGCTGGAGTAATATCAGTAAAAATTCTAGATGATCAGTATAAAGATTTTGTTAATGTTAGAGATCCCATGCCACAGTTTGAGGTTCCATGGGGATATTATGAGCATCACTTTGCTTGGTGGGCAGATTGGGCAGTAGAGCTACCATCTGGATATAGTGCAATATACTCCCAACCATTTAACAGGTTTGATCTGCCATTCCTGACAACTAGCGGAATAATTGATAACGATAAGGTAAGTCTTCCAGGAACAATGCCATTTTTTATAGCAAAGGGGTTTACTGGTGTAATACCAGCAGGAACTCCGTATGCCCAAATAATTCCTTTCAAGCGTGAGGACTGGAAAACTGAGATAGTAATAGAAAACCCTGCAGAGTTATACACAAAGAATATGGCAAATAGCTTTAAGTATAGAAAGCCAAGCGGAGGGATTTATCAGCGTGATGTTTGGGAAAGACGAAAGTACGATTGACGTGATATAATTGGTTTATGGAAAATCAATATACTAATAATCATAATCAAAACCCCGTATCAATTACGCCATCAGGATTTTTTGGAGATGGTCCAGAAATGATCGGCACACTTGAGAACTTCTTAACTGAAGAAGAACTTCAGGCACTCAATGGCTTTATCCGTAATAATGAAAGCTGGGATATTACCCAAACCCACTACAATGAAGACGGAACCGTAATCTATGACTCTGGATATTGGGATGGCCGTGTAGCGACTTATCCAACTATTAATCAGACGAGCCCTGAAACCGTACAGACCATTAGATCAATCGTTAAGAGACTTAAGGTTGAGATTGACAATTTCTTTAACGTAACGGCATATCCAACATCTCCAGCTCTTGTTCGCTGGCTTCCAGGAAACCTTCAAATGCCACACGCAGATAAAGAACTTCACGAAGGTGAAAACGCAGGAAAGCCCAACGACTTTCCTTGGTATGATATCGCAACTATTATTTATCTAAATGATGATTACGAGGGTGGAGAGCTGTACTTCCCTAACCAAGATATTCAATTTAAGCCAAAGGCTGGGGCAGCATATTTCTTCCCAGGAGACATGAACTATATTCATGGCATAACTACAATAGAATCTGGAATTAGATACACTTGCCCATTCTTTTGGACGATAGTTGCCCACGGTAACTCGGAGGTAGACAATGCATAATAATGTAAATATTGATAGCTTTATATATTATAAAGATGAGCCAATAGAGAATAGTATTCTAGGAATTAAAGATAATAGAATTGTAGAAATTCCAAACTTTGTGACTCCAGAAGATGCTAAAAATATGATTAATTACTTTGAGGCAAAGGCTGAGATGTGGGGAGACATTGCTTTCTACGGCTCTTCTGGCATGGGCTTGCAGCCAAACGACCCAATGCTCGCAGACTATAGCTTGCCTGGAGATTTTTTCGATAACTTGCGTGAGCAGTTTAAGACCTATGTAGAGGCTGTTTTTGGTAGAGAAGTAAAGGCAAACACATCACATGCCCAAAAGTGGGATGTAGGTGGTTTTGCAAACCCTCACTCCGATAACTCCGACAACCATGGCGAGCCTAATGCATTTGAAATTAATAAGTATGTGGCAATTCTATACCTTAATGGTAATTATGAGGGAGGGGACCTATATTTCCCAGATCACGATATCTCGTTTAAGCCAACACCGTATGCACTAATTGTTTTTCCTGGTGGCGTAGAAAATATACATGGTGTATCAGAAATTACTGAAGGTACTAGGTATACTATGGTATCCTTCTGGGATTTTGCAGATGCAGAATACTCAGAGGAAAAGAAAAATTGGTGGGAAGAAGAAACAAAGAAGGTTCGTGAGCAACAAGCTAGACAGAAAGAGGAGTGGAAAAAGGGCAATAAGCTTGCCTAATCATTATGGAAAAAATTGTTCATAAGCAGGATGTAGTAGAAATACCTAACTTTTTATCAAGCGAAGAGTGTGAAAAGCTTATAGATTATTATGATGCTGGAGACTCTTTGTGGCAAAAAACTTGTTTTTTTAATGCTCGTGTAATGGATCCAAACGGACCTAAAAACGAGCTTGACATTGAACTGTTTAATCCAAACTTTTTCCATGAACTAAGACATTCCCTAAAAGAAGTCGCTGAAGATGTTATGGGCAGACCAGTCCGAAACCTCACCCTAAGTGCACATAAATGGCTTCCAGGTGCCTACGCAGGATACCATGCCGATAATGCAGAGCTAGACGGTACTCCAAATGCTTGGCAAGACAATAAGCTTGTCACAATTATTTATCTTAATGACAACTATGAAGGTGGAAACCTAAAGTTTAGGGATCACGAAATCTCTATTGCCCCAAAGGCTGGAACCGCAATTGTGTTTGATGTTGGTATCGATAATGTTCATGCAGTAACTGAGGTTACCTCTGGAGAAAGATATACCATGCTATTATCGTGGGACTACGCAGATATTGAATATCCAGAAGGATTCCTTGAGGAGTTAGAAATGCTAAAGCGTTCAGAGCAGCCTAAGCAAGACAAGCAAAAGGAAGAGTGGGGAAATGAGACTAAAAAGTCCTAAAGTTTTTGCGGAAAAAATATTTTATTATGAGTCCGTAATACCAAACCCAGAAGAGCTTGTGTATCTTATAGAAAGCACAGACTCCTATATATCAGAAGAATCTCTTATCTCTAAGTGGCATACCTGGATGTCAAGTGGAGACTCCTATGTCTTTGGAAAAAGAAAAACAACAGATGTCTCATTTTATGACTCTGCTAGCGGTAAAATTCGTGATGCGTATGATGTATTAACAAGGACTCTGTCCGTATACGGCAAGGACTATGCAGAAAAGCTAAACGTTGATCTGGGGGTTCAGATGCCAATTAGCATAAGCAAATACTTTACTGGGGCATCTATGGGACCTCACACAGATTCAGGCCCAGAGCCAACTACAGAAAATATATCTGCTGTTCTTTACCTAAATGATAACTACTCTGGGGGAGAGATTAGCTTTTCAGAGCAAGGGGTAAAAATAAAGCCAAAAGCTGGAAGTTTGATAATCTTTCCATCCGTGCCACCTTTCTATCATGAGTCCATGCCAATAGCTAGTGGAATCAAGTATATGTCACCAGCTTTTTGGCATTTAGAAAAATAGTGTGTGGTAAACTATACATGGTGAATCATGTCTATTCCTTCTAATCTTTATGCTGAAAAAGTATTTTCAGAGCATCCAATAGCCTTTTGGGCACTGGATGATGTGTCAGACTATATATCCTTAATATCAGAAGAGCAAAGAGACATCTCCGATGGCTGGGATATAACCAACGCAACAGCGTCAGCAGAACTCTTTGTTATAGATGAGCCATTTCCAGAAAGCACTACCTCCAGGATTTCTGGTACATTATCAGAGCAAGACTTTTCTGTAGAATGCATTAGTCCAGATATCGTATCACTTGATGATCTGGATAAAAATCTATCAAGTTTTTCTATTGGGGCATTCGTATATGCAGACACAGAGTACATAAGCGGTTTTGATCTAGGGTATGAATACTTTGACACTGTAAGTGGAGAAACCATTAGGGACGTAAAGTTTTTTTCTACTGAAATTTATAAGAGCTGGATATTTCTATCAGATACATTTAATCCTAGACCACAAGACACTAATATTAGGATAGTCATTGGTGCTAGATTTTTTGCTGCCCCACCAGAGACCGAATACGACTTCTTAGTGAATGGAATAACTTTGGGTCAGTGGTCTGAAGAATTTAATGCGTCGTCTCTAGGAGTCATGCCAGAGTCTATAGACACAGACATATTCGGTGCATCTGGAATCAAGGGTATTCCTGCAAAATCTTATGGACTACAGTCTTTAGATGGATACTACCTTGTTAGGAAAAATACTCTAGCTGCAAAAAACTCCAGTATCCCAATGGTATTTGGAGGATCAAACCTAACAATTCTTCAAAGGTCTGGAAATATCCCATCTCTGATAGTTCCATCCCTAGGGTTTTTGAATGAGTCTGGAAAGCACAAAGAGTATAGCTTAGAATTTTGGATGAGAGTAGCATCCGATACTAATGAAGAAAAAAGAATTGTCGGCAATATTCGTGGACAAGACGGCCTATATGTGAATGGCCCATTTCTATCTTTAAAAATAGGAGATAACGTAATAAGGCATTTCGTTGGTGAGTGGTACAGGCCAATGCTAGTGCATGTAAGATATTCATCTTCAGAGATAAGTCTACTGATCAATGGAGAGCAGGTTGGCCAGGCATTCATCGATTCAGAAAATCTTGTATTTCCAGACAGATACTCAGATACCCAACTAGATAATGACTGGATTGGATTTTACCCACATGACGACGTATACCCATTTGAGATAGACGCTATTGCAATATACGGATACAAGGTTCCTAACCAAGTAGCAAAAAGACGATTTGTTTATGGCCAGGGTGTCGAATTCCCAGAAAATATCAATAATGCCTATAGTGGTAGTTCAGTATTTATTGATTATCCGTTCTCTAAATATTCAAAGAATTATTCATACCCAAGGATAGGCAAGTGGAATAGGGCAACATACGACAATATACTTGTTAGCGGAAACTCTATTGGCTTTCCAGAATACCAAAAGCCAAGAGCAGTATTTAATAATAAAACAGAGTCAGAATGGAACGAAGGCTTAGAATCCAGTCAGAATGAGCAAGAGTCCTTTATATCTCTTAGGCCATCATCAGAATGGCAAAACTCCCAGGGGTATTTGATTATAGATAACCTAACAATTGATGCCACTATTCCAAAAATGTTTTATGCAATTTGTAAAGAGAAGGCTTCATCAAGCCAGAACCAGACAATTTTTATGATAGAGGATGCTGCCACTCAGTCATACTTTGAGGTAGTTATAACCCCAAGCACTATTGATTATATTGTAGGTTCTCCAACTGGTCAAACTGTAATAGCATCTAAGACCAAAGAGTTTGACGGCGTTGGTGAAAAGTTCATTGTTGGTGTAGATATCTCTAAATTCTCTGACTATTATGGAGGAGAAGCGGCTCAATTTTTTGGAAAGCTCTCATCTTCATCTATATATGTAGGTGGCAGAAAAGATTTCACTAGTACCTTCTCTGGAAACTTCTATGGTGTAGGGTTTAGCTCAAGCAAAAATGCTTCAAAGATATCTTCTGCATTTTATTTTGACGGAACTATAGTCTGGGATGAATTTATCGATGCAAACTATATTCAACAGCTTATAGATGCTGGAGAAGACGTTACATCCAGTGCAATATTTGACTTTGTTTATGACGGAGGTACTTTTGGATCATACGCTCAGTCTATAATTAATGGTCACATGGCAAGCTACTATATTTCTGCACAAGACACTCTTTCTGGGTTTAAGGTGGTTGTTGGTGCTGATTCTTACTGGGAAGATTACATTCCTCTATCGGTGTTTGCAAAAAACTCACTAGACTCAAGGGGAGACGAACGTCTAGACCTAGACTTTATTCAGTTTAACATTAACTATCCAGCACCATCAAAGTTTATACAAGAGGAAACCACAGGAAGCTGGTCCTATGAAGAGCTTAAGGAAGAGTACTCTGTTCCTATACAAAGAGAGTACACCTCGTTAGACAATAGTTTATTTACTGGTTTTAACAATTATGACGATTTAAAAAATAGGGCAGTAGATACCTACAAGTACGACACATCGAACTCAGTAGTAAAGACGTATATTACCTTTCAGCTACTCTCAGACGGGGCTAACACTCCTTTATCGTCATACTCTCAGTTTGAGTTGGCTCCAAAAAGCGGCATCGTATCACCAGGAGATAGCTGGCTAACCACAGCTTATGAGGTAGTGGATGGAGTGGTTATCTATCCTCCACAATCAGTAAGCTTTGAAAATTTAGCTCTTGTTACCCACATAGAGATGTCTTCGTCAAGCGTATCTGATGCACCAATCCAAATTAAAACTTTAGAGTATGCGTCCCTATCTCTTTCAGACACAGGCCCAACCCCAATTGGAACTAGGTTTGGAAATGACATATTTCCGTACAGAAAAGATGGATTCTACTTCACCTATAAGACAAGAAATCCATTTTCAATATACAAGAAGAGTACCCCGTATTTATATCTGACTCGTGATAGCGGAATTACAATAAAGGGAGAGTATGACCCAATAGTTAATCGTGGTATATCTGTGCCAATCAATCCAGAATCTTCCGATAACTACAAGGTTATAGCTATGCAGCTATCTATGAGATTTGATCAAGACCTATTCCCATTTGCACCAACTCAAATATTTGAGATTCAAAGCAAAAACTCTTATATTAGAGTATATATGGTTGCAGCTCACCCATCTGGCAAAAGAGCTAGAATATATGCGATAAATGAAAAGGGTAAGCTCGAAAGCGGAATTGCATTTTACGTTAATGGCAAGATCGTCAAAGATCCATACATAACCATAAAAGAGTGGGCTATGCTAGGTATTGGTTTTGCAAATACTCAAGACTTTAATAACTATAGTGGTGCATTCAGAATTACTGGACCATTAACCGTAAACAATATCTCATACTATAAGTCTACAAACCTTCAAGAGGTACAGACAAGAATTTTTAGACCATGGTTTAAGGTTAAAAAGGCAGGCTCTCTAATATTGGATTGGAACTACTGGAACATCATTCCATATTTGTGGGGCGGAAACAACAGCGTATTGGTAGTAAGCTCAACCAGCTATTACGGAGTAGACCCATCTGATGTATATAAGGCATACACTGGAACAAACAAGATTATTGTTGATGACGGAGAAGACTTAATTTTTGGTGACTACTCTTATACTGCTTATACTAATGTATCGTGGATATCCAATATTCAAAAACCAGTATAGTATGGTATACTGGTGGTTATGAAACTACAAAATCCTAATGAAATTGGTAATTCCAAGATAACTGTTTTAGATAAGCAGTACGACTGGGGGATTTATTTTTGGAAAAAGGCTAACGGAAAGCCATTTACAGATGGCAACGGAAGTGTTTTAAATATTCCTTCGCATCGTGGAGATGCAATACAAATTCAAAAACTTGTTAACGAAGCTACAAACTTGGGCCAGGGGGACGGCTCTTATGAGTTTATGCCAGGAGTGAGCAGGGTATCAGATGATGAGTATGCGGAGCAAGTAGACAGAATGAAGAATGGTCTAATCCCTAACCTTAATGATCTTGGTGCTGTTGCTGCTGCTAAAAAGACACTAGAACTATATGGAGATGAAGGCTAATGGCCGAAGACTACTACATCAGAGATATTGGCTTACCAGATTTGGAAAAGCAAGAAGATATCTTTAAGGCACAGGATCCATTTAACAAGAGCTGGGATGATCTAAAGTCACTAGCTGGAATGGATAAAAACTTTAAGCGTCGTACTGACAGAATGGCAAAAGCCTATGATATGGCAATTCCAAATGATGTAAGAACAGACTCAGCGGTATACCTAGATAGTGCCTTGGCGGTAAATCGTGGTGTTGACGGTGCCACCTCTAAGGAAATAAATCCAGGTACAGTTTATCGTAACGGCTACGGCATGTTTGATGTAATTACTCCTCCTTGGAATCTGTATGAGCTAGCCAACTTCTATGACACCTCTTTTGCAAACCACGCAGCCATTGATGCTAAGGTAGAGAACATCGTTGGTCTTGGCTACGACTTCCATGTTTCTGACAGAACAATGATGGCCCTTGAGTCTAATGATAACGATTCAGCCAGGGACAAGGCACGTAAGAGAATCGAACGCATGAAGATTGAGATGCGTGACTGGATTGAAAACCTCAATGACGAAGAGTCTTTTACCAATGTAATGATGAAAGTGCTAACTGATTACGAGGCAACTGGAAATGGCTACCTTGAAATTGGTAGAACTATTCGTGGTGAGATTGGTTACGTTGGTCACATTCCAGCTACAACTATGCGTGTTCGTAGACTTAAAGATGGCTTTGTTCAGATTATTGGTCAAAAGGTTGTTTACTTTAGAAACTTTGGGGCAAAGAATGCAAACCCCATAACTGGAGATCCAAGACCAAATGAGATTATTCACTTTAAGCAGTACTCTCCATTAAACACTTATTACGGTATTCCAGATATCATGTCTGCAGTATCCTCCCTACATGGAGATCAGCTAGCATCACAGTACAACATTGACTACTTTAGCAATAAGGCTGTGCCACGCTACGTTGTAACACTTAAGGGTGCAAAACTATCTTCTGATGCAGAGGACAAGCTGTTTAGATTCCTTCAGACTAACCTGAAGGGGCAGTCGCACAGAACCCTATACATTCCTTTGCCAGGAGACTCTGACACAAACAAGGTAGAGTTCGAGATGAAGCCAATTGAGAATGGAGTTCAAGAGGCATCGTTTAATGAGTATCGACTACGTAACCGTGATGACATCCTGATTGCTCACCAGGTACCGCTATCTAAGATAGGTGGTAGCGATGCGTCAAATATTGCAGCTTCGCTATCTCAGGATCGTACCTTTAAGGAGCAGGTAGCTAGACCAATGCAGAGAAACATTGAGAAGCTTATCAGCAGAATTATCAAGGAAAAGACAGACATCCTAGAGCTTAAGTTTAATGAGCTAACTCTAACTGATGAGATTACTCAGTCTCAGATTCTAGAGCGTTACGTTAAGACTCAGATTATGGTCCCTAACGAGGCACGTGAGGTTCTTGGACTACCACAAAGATCAGACGGCGACGAGCCTTTTGAAATGTCGTCTCGTCAGGCAGCGGATACTAGAGCCAATACGGCACAGAGCAGGCAGCGTGATACTGAAAGAACTAATAATAATTCTGACAGTCCATCAACAGTTTCTGGACGAAATGCCCAGGGCGAGGGTAGTTCTTCAGAATAATGTGTTATAATTGTTTATTGGCAATTATAACAATTTCATAAAACGTGTATTATAATTAAGGTAGTATGACTATATCAAAGGTTCACTGGGACACCGAGGGTGAGAATGTTCGACTCTCGATGCCTTTTAGCAAGGTCGATTCAGAGAGACGTATTGTCTCAGGATTTGCCACACTTGATAACGTTGACAAGCAGTCAGATATCGTTACTACCGATGCATCTCTAAAGGCATTCGCAAAGTTCCGTGGCAACATTCGTGAAATGCACCAGCCACTATCTGTTGGCAAAATGGTTTCCTTTAAGGAAGACAAGTATTTTGATCCAGAGTCGAAGAAATTCTTCTCTGGTGTTTACGTTTCTGCCTATGTTTCAAAGGGTGCTCAGGATACCTGGGAGAAGGTTCTAGATGGAACCCTTTCTGGTTTTTCTATCGGTGGCCGAATGAATAAGTGGGATGACGCTTATGACGAGAAGATGGATAAGTCAATCAGGATTATCAAAGATTATGACTTGGTAGAGCTATCTCTTGTAGATAATCCAGCCAACCAGTTTGCAAATATTTTGTCTGTAGAGAAAGTAGACGGTGTAGATATGATCAAGGGTGACAACCTAGATGTAGAATTCGAAAATGTCTTCTGGGATAGCGAAAGCGGTATCGTAAAGGTATCTGACTTAGACGCAGAGGTAAGTCCAATTAATGGCAGCCAGATGAAGAACATAGGTTTCGTTGAAAAGAATGATGACGAAAAAACAGAAATGATAAAGTTCTTAGTTGATAGTGCTAAAGGCATTAATCTTTCTAAGATGACGAAGGAGGCAAGTCCTATGAACGAAGCAACTGAAGATGTCGTAAAAAACGACGACGTAGTTGAAGAAACACAGGTCGCTCCAGAGGCAGATGCCGAAGCAGTAGAGAAGGGCTATTCCGAAGACAAGACTATGGACGAAAAGTCCATGGACGAGGAAAAGTCTATGGACGAGAAGTCTATGGATGAAGAGAAGAAGTCTGATGACATGGATAAAGACGAAGCAATGAAGTCTGAAGACGTGGACAAGTCTGCTGAAGAAGAGGTATCGAAGTCAGATGATGTTATTGTTGACGCAGTAGCTGACATCAAGAATACTCTAACATCAGCCTTTAGCGATCTAGCAGATACCGTAAAGTCTCTACACGAGCAGGTATCTGAGCTAAACAAGTCTCTAGGTGTTGTAAAGGGCGAGCTTACATCTGTAAAGGGTGAGCTAGCACAGGCAGCATCAGAGTTTGATAATTTTGGAAAGAGGGTAGACGCTGTAGAGGCTGACACCGCTTTCCGTAAGTCTGGCGATCTCGGAGAGATTGTACAGGAACAACCAGAAAAGGTTGAAAAATCCCTATGGGGCGGACGTTTCCTCAAAACTGCCGACTTATTTAATTAAGTAACAATCACTTAGGAGGTGACAATATGTCGGAAGAGATTATTAAAAATCAGCCAGGAGAATCTGGTGAACTAGGTGGCACTGCTCCTGGTCTATATCAAGGTCAGGGTGCTTTCGCATCTGGTGGCATTGGTGGTGTATCAGACCCAGGTCTAAACACACTAGGTAACATTCCAAACGCTGAATATGGTCTAACAACTGGACCAAATGCTGTAAATCCTTCGGGTGATGCAGGCAGTGGTATTCTACGCCCTGAACAGGCACGTCGTTTTATTGACTACGTATGGGATGCAACTGTACTCGCCAAGGATGGTCGTCGTGTAACTATGCGAGCCAACACAATGGAACTCGAGAAGGTCAATGTTGGAGAGAGGGTTATCCGTGCTGCTGCACAGGCAATCGGTAACTACGAAAACACTGGTGCTCAGTTCTCAAAGGTAGAGCTAACAACCAAGAAGATCCGTCTTGACTGGGAGGTCTCAGCTGAGGCTCTAGAAGATGGCATCGAAGGTGCTGCTCTTGAGGACCACCTAGTTCGTTTGATGACAAACGCTTTTGCAAATGACATCGAAGACCTAGCAATCAATGGTACTGGCACTGGTAGCAACGCATTCCTTAACATTATGGAAGGTTTTGTTAACCGTGTAACGACCAATGGAGATGCACACGAGGCACTAGTAACAGTAGCTGACAACGCATGGACTCCAGAAGTAATGCAGCAGATCATCTTGGCAATGCCACGTAAGTACCGTGCAATCAAGTCTAACTTGAAGTTCTACGCAGGTACTGACGCATTCCAGGGTATCGTTAAGAACAACGGTACACTATCCGATGCAATTGCCGAGGCTCTTGGCAAGAACGGTAACACCCAGGCTAACACCCAGGCTTACCTAGACGGAGCTGGTCAGACATTCGGTGGTGCTCGCACTACCCGTGTTCTAGGCATCGACGTACAGGAAGTTCCTTACTACCCAGATGGCTACGTTGACCTCACATTCCCACAGAACCGTGTATGGGGATTCCAGAGGGACATCACCGTAAACCGTGAGTACAAGCCAAAGAAGGACACAGTAGAATATACTGTATTCGTACGCTTTGGTGTACAGTGGGAGGAAGAGGACGCTATTGCGTTCGCTGACGCTGCTTCAGATAGCTAAAAATCTGTAGCAAACCTTTGAGGGGGCAGGGGCATCTAGCTCCTGCCCTCTTACCATTTAATCTGTTATAATTAATTGAATAACGACAGGAGGAATTATGTCAGAAGAAAATGCAAATGATGTCATCCCAGCAGTATTGGCTGATGGTGAGGCTGTAATCCCAGCAGAAAAAGTTGAGGAATTTAAGGCACTTGTAGAAGAGATTGCTACAGAATCTGTAGTAGAAGAAGTACCAGAGACAAAGGTTGAAGAGGTTGTTGAAAAATTTAACCTAGCTGCAAAGGTTTCTGTTGTTGAAGAAGTAGAGGACACAAAGGTCATCTCTTCTGCATCACAAAATAAGGCAAAGCCTTCCGATCTTGCATCAGGCCTAACTGGAGTTGCTAACGGTGTTATTGGCACTGGAACCGTTAAGCGTAAGCCATCTGTTAAGACGCAGAATGAAGAGGCAAAGCCTGAAAAGGTTGCCGTCCACTCAAGCAAGAATGTTTCTTGGCCTGGAGTTGGCAAGGTATACCGTGGCTACAACATCGTAACCAAGGAACAGGCTGACCAGTGGCTTACAAGGGGTCACATTCGACTAGCAACACCAGAAGAGGTTGCTCAGGAGTTTGGCAAGTAAAATGGAAATATTGAGGGTTCCGTCAAGTAGTGTTACCTATCCAGTTACTGGATTGGACGTTGGGGTAGAGTATGAGTATTCTATCCTAGACTTGGCGGACCACTCAGTATCCACTGGAGTTGTTGAGATAACTTCAGCTGGACAGACAGCATACATAGATCTTCCTAGCACTGTTGACGGAGATTATGAAATAACTGTAGATGATTCTACAGAAAATGTTTCCGTGGTTAGGCCATATGTAGATCCAACCACTAAGGGAACCACCGCCACAGAGATTGCGGAATATAGGAAAAATGAAGAAATTGCTAGAGCAATTATTGACTCTATCGTAAATGACGGTTTTTATTACAAGAAGAAGTATTACTCCACAACTGGACTAGGTGCTGACTACCTTCCAATTTGGACAAATGCAAACAAGCTACTAAAGCTTTATGAGAACAACACATTAGTTTTTGATATCTCAGAGCCAGAGCTATACACCATTCAGTATGGACTAACCAAAGACAAGTTTGCAATTAAAGAACTTTACTCAGACACCTTTAACAGAAATGAAGGTGCACCGATCCTTTTGCCAGCTGCTGGATCAGATATGCTAGATCTAAATTTCGTATATCGTGGATTTCCCAGAGGCTTCGACTACTCTGCCGTACTAGAAATAGGGTATAAGAAAATACCATCAGATGTGGTTCGTGCGACCGAAATGCTGGTTGACGATATTTCATGCGGAAAGCTTGATTACTACAAGCGTTATATTGCAGACTACAATACCGATCAGTTTAAGATTAAGTTTGATTCTGGTGTCTTTGATGGCACTGGAAACATCATTGTAGATAAGATTCTGTCCAAATACATGAGGCCGATTCGGACAATAGGAGTCTTATAATGGCGTGTGGGGACAAGACAGATTTCATATTCCCAATGGAAGCAGATGTTTATCACCCAATAGTTGAACAAGGTGCTCTTGGAAACGTTATAAAGACCTGGGTTCTAGACAGAACAATTGCCTGTAGTTTGGCTCCAGCTGGGACAGCGTGGAAAGAAGAAGTCAAGCCAAATATAAATATTACCCAAGATGGCATTCTAATGGGAAGAGTAAAAGATGATATTAGATTCTCTAGTCGTGACGCAGGTAACGCCATTACAAATGTAATCATAACAAACATTCGGGATAAGAATTGTAATCCTCTATATGTTGAAACATCTGGACCAAGAGCTGGCAAGTCTACTATTTTTGAGGTAGCCACGAATGAGCCATTTGCTGGTCCATTTGGAAATGTTGAGTATTACAAGTTAGTTGTTCGTAGATCAGAAAATCAGGCGGCTGATGTTTAATGTATAGGGTAACGGTTAAGAACAAGCAGTTTGCAAAGGATATGGACAATATCGTAAACTATGCTTTAGGATTTTTGGATGGGGTTAAGCAGGGCTACCCATCATTCCTCCAGCAGCTCGGAGCGACGATGTCAGAGGCTTTGAAGGCATACATAGATGCAAATGCCAGGGTAAATCCACAAGTCCTACACCACGTCTACGAATGGGATAAGACAGGTTCCCCAGATGCTAGGCTATACGACATCAAGTATGTCTCTACTGGAGTAGGCCTATCCTTCAATTCAACATTTAGACAGTCGTCATCTATTAAGAATGGATCACGTGTACCATTCTATGATAAAGCTAGGATTATGGAAAATGGAATACCAGTTACAATCGTTCCAAAGCAGCGAGTGCTTGCATTTGAGCAAGACGGAGAAACAGTTTTTACCACCAAGCCAGTTAGGGTGAGCAATCCAGGAGGCCAGGTCCAAGGAGAGTATGAGAGGGTGTTTAATTCATTTTTTAATAGATACTTTACTCAGTCATTTCTTGAAAGCTCTGGGATTGCTTCATACCTTCGTAGTCCAGTTGACTTTAAGAAAAACTTTAGCTCTGGAAAACGTGGCGGTAGAACTCTAGGCGTAACAGTCGGACAATCCTGGATAGCAAAGGCAGGTCTTATCTAATGGCAATATCGTACCCACCTATCTTTATTAATGACTATTTGAAAGAAAAGATTCTTGCAATTGCAAACACGGATGTTCCATTCTTTCCAACTAGCCCATCTACAATAGAGCAGTTAACACAAACGGCAACCATAAATAATACAGGCAACTTGTTTGCGGTATATGACAGAATGTTTAAAATGCGTAGAAAGGCTTTCCCACACATTAAGGACGAACAGCTATTGTACTATTTCTATTCGCTAGACATTGTTGCAATGATAGATGCTACTCAATACATAGCTGACCTACTTGACCGTGGGGATGAGTCTGCTCAAGACCTAAATGAATGGATCAAGGGTAAGCTTGTAAATGGTGTTTATGTCAAACAGGATGGTAACACTACTAAAGAATTCTTGCCAGTATACTTTCACGATATCAAGATTTATCAGCTAGAAGAGACAAGAGACATCGTTGATTTTGGCACGGCTAGGACATATGCTGGTAATAAAATAATTATTGATTACTGCTATCATACTAAGGGGTATTCTAATGGAAATACTACCTACAATAATACAACTATATAAAACCGTGCTATAATTGGCATGAGGAAACAAACGCCTTTTTTTAATCCATAAAACTAAAAAAAGAGGTGAAAATTATGGCATATACACGTGGTTCAAGCTCCAACATTATTGTTGGTGCAGCAGCTCTCTTCACTTTCGAAGACGGTAACCTTACCGACGCTGATTTGCCAGCGTACGTAAGTGGCGAAAGATATGTGGAAACTCTATCTGACGACGTTAGCTTCCGTAACGTTGGTTACACAATGAACGGTCTAGAGATCCAGTTCCAGCCTGACTTCGGTGAAGTACAGGTTGACCAGGTTCTAGACGTGGCTAAGCTTTACAAGCAGGGTATGCAGGTTAACCTGAATACTGCTTTTGCTGAGTCAACCCTAGAGAACTTGCTGTTCTCGCTAGCTGGTAAGGACGCTGACCTATCCACAGTAGCTGGTAACCCAACCATGAACCTGTCCGCAGGTGACATCGGTGAGTGCCCAGTTGAGCGTGGTCTAGTTGCAGTTGGTCCTGGTACAGGTGACTGTGCTATTGGTTCTGAGCTAGAGCGTATCTACGTTGCATACCGTGCCCTCTCTATCGAGAGCGTTACAGTATCTGCAAAGCGTGACGAGGCAACAATGTTTGAGGTAAGCTTCCGCTTGCTTCCAAACGACAGTGCTTCTTACGGTAAGATCGTAGACCGCACAGTGACTCCAGAGTCCTAAATCATAACTTAATACTGAGAACCGCCCTAGTTTAACTGCTAGGGCGGTTTCTTTTTGATACAATAGTAGGATGGCTACCAGGGTATATGATTCAAAAACTATAAGGCTTATAGACGGTACTTTGGTGTACCTTACTCCACTTAAGATAAAGTATTTAAGAGAGTTTATGGATGCCTTTGAGTTTGTCAAGACTGCAAAGAATGACGAAGAGGCAATATTCTTTTTATCAGAATGTGCAAGGATTGCAATGCAGCAATACCACCCATCGATTCAAACAATATTTGATCTAGAAGATATGGTAGATTTAAAAACAATTTACGAAATCATAGATGTTGCTGCAGGAGTAAAAGTAAAGAAGGACAGCCCTGACGTAAAGAAGGATGCTGTGGAAAGTGGATCGGAGTGGGAAAAGCTAGATCTAGCCAAGCTAGAGTCGGAACTATTCTTGCTGGGTATTTGGAGAGACTACGAAGAGCTCGAAATAAGTCTATCAATGCCAGAGCTCATGGCTGCTCTTGAAGTAAAACGAGAGATGGATTATGACAATAAAAAGTTTCATGCAGCCATCCAAGGCGTTGATCTTGACAAGGAGTCTGGAAGAGATAAAGCTAATGCCTGGGAAGAGATGAAGGCCAGAGTGTTTAGTGGCGGTCAGGCAAAGGATTCTAACGATGTGGTTGCCCTGCAGGGTGCTAATGCCCAAAAGGCTGGTTTTGGAATTGGCATGGGGCTAAGCTACGAAAAAGTTGAGTAAAAATAAGGTATCTCTGTGCTATAATGGTTAAGCCCCAATATGGGAAAGGAAACCAAAAAACAATGGCAGTTACAGTAAATGAAGACAAGGTAGTTACACTACTAGATGGTCAAAAAATCGAAATCCGTCCTTTGAAGATTTCTCTTCTTAGGCCGTTTTTGGCAAAGTTCCAGGCAATTCAGGAAGTAGCAGAAGACAACGACAAGTCGATGAACCTTTTGCTTGAGTGTGTCCAGATTGCTATGAAGCAGTTTAAGCCAGAGTTGGCAGAGGATATCTCTGTCCTGGAAGACCTGCTTGACCTACCAACAGTCTACAAGATTGTTGAAGAGGCATCGGGAAATAGTTCGCTATTCGGCGGACCAGCTCGATAATTTAATAATTTAAAATAGTATATAAAAGGAGGTGCTGATGAATGGCTGATGATATCAGATCCGACATTATAATTAATGTCGATACGTCTGTGGGTATTGCAGAAATTAAAAACCTACAAAGGCAAATATCTCAGCTAAATGCTCAGCTCCTTCAGAGTGGTACCCAGCAGGCAAAAGCTGCCCAAAACATCCAACGCAACCTGATTAATAACATCAATGCAACTGGTAAGTTTGCAGCAAATGTTAGGACCATTTCTACAACTGCAGAGTCTTTCACCACAGCCCTAGAGAGAAATAAGCTAGGGTTTGGTGAGACTTTCAGATATGCTGGTGCAGCCACCAAAAGTTTTGGTAGATTCTTTAAGAGCGAATTCGCTACAATAGAAAAGGTTGCAACAGAGAGAGTTAAGACTCTTCAAACACAGTTTATAAAGCTAGGCCGTGACGGTAGTGGTGCTATGAAGGCCATTTCTGTTCGGCCTTTAGCTTTAGACATGGATAACCTAGCTACAAAAACAGCAATTGCTGCTCAAAAGCAACAGCTATTTAATCAGCTACTGAAGCAGGGATCCACAAATCTTCTAAACTTTGGTAAGAATACCCAGTGGGCTGGTCGTCAGCTCATGGTTGGTTTTACAATTCCGCTTGCTATGCTGGGGTCAGTTGCAGCAAAGACCTTTATGCAAATGGAAGAGCAGGCAATCAAGTTTAAGCGTGTCTATGGAGATACGTTTACTGCTACAGAAGAAACAGACAAGATGATTAAGCAGGTTCAGAAGCTTGCCTCTGAATTTACAAAGTATGGTGTTGCTGTAGAAAAGACCATGGAGATGGCTGCATCCGCAGCAGCAATGGGTCTAACAAATGCAGATCTTCTTGCTCAAATTAATCAAGCTACCAGGCTATCTGTTCTTGGTGGGGTAGAGCAGCAGCAGGCATTGGACACTACTATCTCCCTAATGAATGCATTTGGAACCTCTGCCAAAGACCTGGCTGGCGAAATTGACTTTCTAAACGCAGTTGAAAACCAAACAGTCACTGCCATTGAAGACCTGACAATTGCTATTCCAAAGGCTGCTCCAGTAATCAAGCAGCTTGGTGGAGACATGGAAGATCTAGCATTCTTCATGACTGCCATGAAGGAAGGTGGAATTAATGCCTCTGAGGGTGCTAACGCACTCAAGTCTGGTCTAGCATCTCTAATTAACCCATCTGGAAAAGCAAACGAATTCTTGCTACAGATGGGAATCAATCTTAAAGGTATTGTAGATGCTAATAAAGGTGATGTTAGAGGACTGGTCATCGACTTTGCTAGTGCACTAGATACTCTAGACCCATTAAATCGTGCCCGTGCAATTGAGCAGCTATTCGGAAAGTTCCAGTTCGCACGTCTATCTACACTATTCCAGAACGTCATTAAGGAAGGAACCCAGGCACAGAGAGTTGCAAAGATTTCGCAACAGACTGCAGAAGAATTAGCCATCCTTTCTGAACGAGAAATGAAGCGTGTTGAAGATTCTCCAATGTACAAGTTCAAGAAGGCAGTCGAAGACCTTAAGGTTTCTTTGGTTCCGTTGGGAGAGGCATTCCTAAAGGCAATTACCCCAGTAGTTGAGTTTGCCAAGAATTTACTAGATAGATTTAACAACATGAGCGATGGGGCAAAAAACTTTATTGTAGTCCTTACTACAATTTTTGCTGGTATTGGTCCAGTCCTCCTCATGACTTTTGGTTTGATAGCTAACGGTGTTGCAAACCTTATTAAGATGTTTGGTTTTATATCAAAGGTGTTCCAGGGGGCAGGAACATCTTCAAAGGATCTAGCCACATCTACAGAGTACATGACCCAGCAACAGCTAGAGGCATCAGCTGTAGCAGCATCACTTGACCAGACACACGCCAAGCTTATCCAGACGTTCAATGTTGAGGCAGCATCTGTAGACAAGCTAGCTTCCGCATATGCTAGGGCTGTAGTAGCACAATCCAGACTTCTTAACGTACCTATAGGACCAAAGAATCCTGCTGGACAAAAGCCAATGAAGCTTAACTCTGGAATTTTATCAGTTCCAGGTCCAAAGGGTGCTGGAGATATAGTCCCAGCAATGCTTTCTCCTGGAGAAGCTGTAATTCCAGCCAAGCAAAGCAAGAAGTATGCTGGCATCATTCAGGGAATGATGACTGATAGCATTCCTGGATACTCTATTGGGCGTAACCCGTTTGCATCAATGTTGGGACGTTCTCGTGTAGCCGTTAGAACCAAGAAAACAGATCTAGAAGCTATGCTACAGGCTGGCAAGGGCGGAAGATACAAGAGTGCATTCGAAACTGGCACTGGTGCAGACTTCCTTGACATTGCTAAAAATAAAAACATAGCACAAGAATTCCTTCGTAAGAGAATGGAGCAAAAAGTGTTTGGTCTTGGTCCAGACACTCCAGGTTCTGCCAGACCAACATATGGCTATGCAAGAACTTCTCCTGTTCAGGCATTAATAAATAAGCTATTTGGATTTAAGGGCAAGCAGTATAACGCTGTAACCACAGATTTCCCTATTGGTGATCGTGGAAAGCAATATGGATATAAAGATCCAAAGACTGGAATGTTTGGCCCTACCCCAAACTTTAAGTCAGACACTCTAGAAAGGTATGGAGACATTGATCTAGTAACCAAGAGAAGTGTTGCCAGAAGATCTTCCGCAGCTGTAACAGATGCTTTGATGGACTTTAATAAAATGGGTGAATATCCTGGCTTCAGGCTGTCTCCAGTATCTATGCGAGGTGGAAAAGGTAATTTTGAGAATGATGCAAAGTTTTACAGACTAAGTAGTCCATTCGGAAGCAATAAGACTGGTCCAAACAGTTATACCTCTAACCCTAAGCCACCATATGTAGAGACATACACTCCTGGTGGATTTAGCGTTAAAGAAATCTCTAAGATTATAACTAAGGATAGATCAACTGCAAGAGCTCTCCAGAAAGTTGTTAACAAGGCTGGACTCAGAATTCGTGTTACCCCACAAAACGCACCTACAGTTGTAAAGATTTTGGCAAATATGTTTGGCACAAGATTTGAAGATGGAACTACTGGTGCACCAACACAATCAAAAGCTTTTAAGCAGCTAACAAAGGTGCTAAGAAGTGCCCCCGCTCCATTAGCAAAAGAGTTTCAGTCTAGAGTAGATTATTATAATAAGATCGACCCAAAAACTCAGTTACCAATAAATGAAATACTTATAAGAGAGAATGAATTCGTAACAAAGCTTGGAGCTAAGTATGGATTAGACGAAAAGGTATTGGGCAGCTTACGTGGTGCTCACCTGTCGCATATCGAAAAGGATTACGAAAGCAGGCAGGCATTCGGAAAGACATTTCAGAAAAAGAATTGGATATACCAGAACCTTCAGGCTGATCATGCAATGGTTAATAAGGCTCTTGATGATATGTCAAAGACATCATCCTTTAAGGTTTTGATGAATGACTCTGAAAAGAATATTGACAAAATTGCAAAATCTTTGGGCATCGATAGTGCTGTAGCAAGAAGAGAGTTTAATAGACTTAAGGGCGGAGCACACCCAACAACCATAGAAGCCTATAAGCTTTTAGGAAGAATTTCTAAAGACTTCTATACTGCAAATGCAGGCTCTACAAGAGCTATGGTTGCCACTAAAGAAGCAGGTATGCTATCTGAGTTCATAGACGAGCGTTTGGTAGAATACAAGAAGTCACCAGGAAACTCATACCTAGGCAGACTAGCCTCCATGAGGATAAGCCCTAGAGATGCCGCCGATGAAAAATACCTCAGCCAGGTAAATGCCCAGGCAAGAAGAAAGCATGAAGAAGTTATGGAGAGACATGCTGCCAAACAAGTAGCTCCAAAAATAGGAAAACCTGTCTCTCCAAAGCCTGCTAAGTCAGAAAAACCTTCTCCAAAGCCAGGGAGAGCTTCAAGGCAGCAGGCAGCTATCAGCATGGCACAGCTATTGGGTAAGAGATATGCAAATGGTGTAGTATCTGTTCCAGGACCAAAGGGAGCTGGCGACGTAGTTCCCGCTATGCTGTCACCAGGAGAAGCTGTAATTCCTGCAAAGCAATCTGAAAAGTATGCACCACTAATTCAGCAAATGGTACATGGAAAGATCCCAGGCTACTTTGATAGCAATGTTCCTAAGATACCAGGATTTGACACTAGCGGAAGACCGCTACCGCTAGATCCACTTGGAAATTCTCAAGGTACTGTGGGGGCAAGACCAGGAAAATCACCTTTCTTGCCAACTGATGATCAAATAGACAAGTCTGGAAAGAGATTTGGTCTTCGTGCTTTTTCTCCTAAGACTGTTGCAGAAGGTGCAAAGAACCTTGGAACTGGTTTTGTATCAGTAGCCAAGAAGGCTGCTTTAGATGTTGCAACTAGGGGACAGTTGTTGTTGCCACACACTGCAGCACCACTTAACACTTATACAGACCTTGCCAATGGTAGCGTTAGAGATAATAACAGCGGAAAGGTTTACGCAAATAAAGATGAGATGGTGCGGGATAATGAGCGTAACACAAATATTAAAAACGCAAGGGTTCCTGGAACATCTTATATGGTTCCTTCTGGTAGTGGAAACAAGGTATTCACGTTTGACGAAAAGGGAAAGGCAAGACCTGCCACTGCAGAAGCAAAGCAACAATTCTTAGCTCCAGCAGCATATGGCAGAAATGCAGCAAATCAAGATGTAGACAAAGACGGAAAGCCAATACCTAAGCAAACGCTAAGGCAGCGTTATGGCAATGCCATGGGCAGGACAACTGGAGCAGCTGGTGGTGCAGCAGGAGCTGCCATGATGGGTGCCATGATGGTCGGTATGAGCGATAGCCCAATGGCTAAGATGGCAAATGACTTAATGCCAGCTCTAATGGTTGCCTCAATAGCAATTCCACTTATGGGGTCTTTCGCTGGAGCAATAGCTGTAGCAGTTGGTGCTGTTATTGGAAGCATTATGCTTCTAAATGCAAAGTTCGATGACGCACAGAAAAAGGTTCTAGAGTACTCAGAAACCATGAAGGCCAGCCGTGAGGCTATGCAGACTATTGCTGAGTTTGGCGGTAACGTTACTGCATCTGAAGCAATGGACAGAAGACGTGCAGAAAGAGACCGTGAGCTAGGTGCTGTAGCTGGTAAGACAACTTATGGAGAAGCATTCGTTCAGACTGAGGCTGGTAAGAAGCAGACAGAGGCATTAGCCAAACAGCTTGCCTCTGGAGATAGAGAGGGTAGCGTCAAGGATCTTACATCTCAGCTAACATCTGCAGTCCTATCTAATGCAATGACTTTTTCGCAAGCCACATCAATGGCAGGTAATCTTGCAAAAGAATCTGGAGATGCCTCTATTGCAATTGACGTAATTGCAAATATGGAAGAGCTACTAGGTCCAAACGGAACAGATCTTTTGAAAGATCCACTCCAGGTTAGAATTAATGCTTTGCAGGCAAACCAAGATGCAATGACACAAAGCTTGGCTACTGCTAATGCAAACGTAGGACCAGGGTACTTTGGTTCTGCAAGTGGTTCATCTGTAGATAGAAATACTGGAGTTATAGGAACTGCTTTGGGTGCTGGTGCCGCTGGTGCAGGAATCGGTGCCCTTATTGCAGGAGCTCTAACTGCTGGTGTAGCTGCCCCGCTTGGAGCTGCAATTGGTGGAATCATTGGAACTATTGGTGGTGCAATTGCTGGCTTTGCAGCATATGAAGAGGGTGTAGCAAACTATGGAAAGCTTGGTGCTGCAGTAGCGGTAGATGCAAAGATAGCATTAGAGCAAAATAAAGAACTTCTAGACTCTATGGATATGTTCTATGAAAAGAAAATTAAAGAGCTAAAGATACAGGGAAAAATTAACGAAGCTAACGCCATGCAAACTAGATATATGGATGAGCGTAAGATTCTTACAGACCAGATGGCAGCTATGAATCAGGAAATCCTAAATGGATTTAATGAAAGCCCAGCACTTCAAGAATCACTAATGAGCGGTGCTGTAAAGGCAACTGATGCAAAGTACAAGGATGATGCAGATCAGTTAGCATATGTTGATGTTGTACGTGCTCAGGCAGATCAGCTTAAGCTTGGAGAAGACCAGCAATACCTAATTGAACTCAAGATGTCTTCTGGAGAAATTCCTCCAGCGACTATGCGTAAGCTGATGGATATGGCAATGGGAGATGCAAAGTCGCAGGCAGCAGTACTAAACATCATTACAAAGTTTTCTGGAGACGTAGCAGGAAGAACTGCAGAGCTAGGAGCTATGCTAGGAGACAAGGATCTGGCAAGAAAGCTAACGCTAGAGGTAGATGCACAGGAGTCTGACGGAGATGCCCAGGATCTTCTAAATAACATTTCTGAATTAACCAGGCTTGGCCAGGTAATTCCAGCTAAGGTAGCCGTAGACTTCTACCTAGCAAATTCAGCTGCATATAATAAGTTTAATAAGTTAATGGATACAATCAATGAAAAGAAGCCAAAGACAATAAAGGCTGTTCTTGAAATCGCACCTGAGCTAAAGGGTAAGATCAGTAAAGAGGATGAGGCATACTTCAATACTCTGTCTGAAGATGATAAGGTTGTATATACAAAGACTCTAGTCTCACAGCTGTATGTCCCAGAAGCTGATATTATTGCATCAGAAGACTACCAGAAGTGGCTAACAGAAGACGTAACTATTGACGGATATAAGTACGGTGGCAAGCAGTATGCAGGCATGTCTGACTCTGTAAAGGTTGGATACTATAGAGCTCATGAAGCTTTTAAGGCAACCCAGGGCTCAGCAGCAGCAGCACCAAAGACTCCAGGCGGTGGTGGCGGTGGCGGTGGCGGAGGCAGAAATGAGCCACTTGATGATCCACTATCAAGACTAAAAGAAATTAGAGACTCTAGAATTAATGCCAAGGGCGGAAAGAAAGAGCTTATGAGACTTCTTGGTGGAAATAAGGACATTACTAGATTCACTGGAATGGAGCAGCTTCTAACACAAAAGGGCGGAAGCTCTGAGTTTGTAGATTACCTGATGGGGCTAGACGAGGCTGACCAAAAGAAATTCTTTAAGACAAACAAGAAGACAGGTGCAATCACTCTTACTGACCAGGGTACAGCAACTAAAAAAGCCTTTAATGAAATTGCACTTGGTGAATTCCAAAATGGAATGGCAAGAGTCACAGTAGATGTCAATAACCAAAACGTAGCACTTCAGAGACTAGTAGCCTCTGGAATGTCTGTAAGTGAAGCCTATGCAGCAGTAGAGGATACTGCATTTGCAGCAGCTGTAGCTACCAAGGATTTGAGTAACGAAGAGCTAAAGAAGATAACTGAAGAGGCTAAGCGAGCAGAAAAAGCACTTCGCCAGTTCGAAGCCGTAAGAACACTAAGGGAAGACGTTACAAATGAAAATAGGGATCTAAGAGTAACTGAAAGATTTGCACAAGGTGCTACTAAGTTTGACTTCGCACAGCAGCAGGCCATCCTAGAAGACAGCAACCTTCGTGAAATTTATGGACAGTACTTGGCTGGAGAGATTAATACGCTTCCGCAAGAATTTAAAACTAGACTTGAGCAGGTTGTAAATAGCCTTGAATTTAAAGAAGGCCTATTTACTGACGGTCTAAACAAGGCCATGGATAAGTTTGCTGCTGAAGAGCGAGCTATTGACATTAAAGCAGAGCTGTCTATTGTAGGGGATAGAAAAATTGCTGAAGTTGCTCAGAATGATATTGCATTACTGCAGTATCAGATTGATGACTATCAAGCAGGACTTCAGGAAATTGCTTGGAAAGAAGAGGAAATTAGCAAGTCCTATGAAAAGAAGTATGAGGCTCTAGACAGAATCGAAGAGGTAAACCAAAGAATCACTGCTCAGCAACAAAAGCAGCTAGGTCTTGCAGATGCTCTTTCACGAGGTGACATTGCAGCAGCTGCTAGAGCAGCACAAGAGATGAGAGATCAGTCAGCTCGTGACGCACTTAGCTCTCAGAGGGATGCTCTAGAGAGGGCACAAAAGCTTCAGACAGATGCACTCCTGTCCAAGTCTGGTATGACAAGGCAACAGCTTGATGACAAGATCCTTGTAAATCAGAAAAAGATTTTTGAAATTGAGGAAAGCCGTCTTGAGCCAGCACAGGAAAACATCAGAAAGGCAGAAGCTGCTGCTAGTTTAGCAAAGCAAGACCTAAAGGTTGCTGGCAAGACAAGGCTAGAGTGGGATCAAATTTCTAACGGAATTGAGCTAGCGAGAACTAGCAGCGAAGAATATACAAAAGCTATCAATGGCGGATTGACAGTCGTAAAGGACATAGAAGATTATTACAACACTAAGCCATCAGATAGGCAGTCTAATGTTCAGACGCTATTCACCAATGAGCAGAACGCTGCCACAAATGCCAAGTTTAACCAAAAGCCAGTTGCAGTAGCTACTGGTGGTCCAAGCTCTGGTGGTGGAAGTGACAGCGACAACGGAGATGGCCAAGACGAAGACTCAGTCCCCGACACCACAAAGAATGTCAATGTCCCTAGCGGAGTAGACACAACAACTCTAGCTGGAATTTTAGCTGCATCATCAATGAACTTTCCAACTTCTGGTGCAGATGCCGCAAGAAACGCAACTCTTTACGGTGGGGACGCAGTTAAGAGAGACAACTTCCAGCCTTCTGGAGCAGATGCAGCAGCAGCAGCAGCACAGGCAAAAAGAGAAGATATCTTAAAGAACTCTCTTGGAAAAACAAAGAATAACCCAATTATTGCTGCAGCCCTAACAGCAGGATCTTCAGAAACTTCTCCGCAGACCCTTAAGGTTCCAGCAAACAGCTTCTTTAAGGTGCCAGTTGGTTCTACTGTCTATTCCGTTAAAAGGTTTGGAGCAAGTTACGTTTTGAAGTATGGAAAAAAGCCAGGAAGCATCGTATACTCTAATGGAAAAACAGGAGCCTGGAGTACAAGCAAGCCAGGTGGGGCATTCGGAAATGTAAAGCAGGCTCTAGACAATATCTTGAGGGTGGAATCGCCACAAGGAATTCACAAAGATCACTATAAGACATTTCCTGCAGACTCCATCGGATTTAGTTCTGGTGGGCTTATGGCTACAAGGTTTGTATCAAAGGGGTCAGACACTATCCCAGCTATGCTAACACCTGGAGAGTTTGTAATGAGCAAGTATGGTGTTGAAAACTTTGGTGCAGATAAGCTAAAGGCTGTAAATAATGGAACATACAATGGCGATTCCATGTATAATTATGAGGTAAACGTTAATGTTCAGACTGACTCAAATCCTGACCAAATTGCCAGGGCAGTTATGAACCAGATTAAGCACATTGACTCTCAGAGAATTAGGGGAAATAAGTTCTAATGACTAGTGAAGCATACCTACTAGGACGCAAAAAGTATCAAAGACCGCAAGGCATGCTTTGGTCTGACAACTCTGGAACGGTTGTCAATGGGCTATACATTCCAAATGGTCTTGAGGTAAATGCAGATCCAGACGGGGAAGAAGACCAAACACTGCTTGATCAATTTATGATTCTTTCGGATGACAATAGATCACCATTAGACTTTAAGCCTCAGAGAATAGAGAGTAGAAAGAGAATGGCTAACGGCAGAATGCGTTCATACCACATTGCAGACAAGATGACGCTATCTACTTCGTGGGAAATGCTTCCATCTAGGTCATACGCACTTAGGCCAAACTATAGCCTAGAGGACGGAAAGTCCCCATATGCAAATAATAACACACTAGAGTACACCACTGATGGCGGTGCTGGCGGTGTAGATATTTTAAAGTGGTATGAAAACCACAAGGGGTCATTCTGGGTATACCTAGCATATGACAAGTTCTCATCCTTTGGTGAAAATGATGAAGCGTATGAAAAGCTGCCACAGTATAACCAGCTTATAGAAATGTTTATTTCTGACTTTAACTACTCTGTTGTAAGGCGTGGTGGTTCTAACTATGACTTTTGGAATATAAGCGTAACGCTGGAAGAGGTCTAAATGTTTCAAGATTCAGACCTACAAAATCATTTAGAAACTAGCTCTACAATAAGAACTCAGTTGGCAGCGTTTGCTGAGTGGAATATGAACATTGCAGAAAATATTGCCCTCATAGGTAATTATAGGTATAGGCCAACAGATACGCCTGGTTCAAAGTTTGGGTTGCCATTAAACTCTTTTGATCCAAATGACAGTGGTAATTTTTATACAGGTGCAACAGATGCTGACATTGTTATCGATGGAGGTCTTAAGGATAACGATACCCCAGCGGTGTTTAAATCTAAAAAAGAAAAAGAGGCACAGCTATACTCTTTAGAACAATGTTTTGGCAAATTCCGACCACGTTCAGGAATCAACAAGCTAAGGTACTTCCAAGATAAATATACACATCATACAAACATTAATATGATTCGTAGGCCTAGGTACTATATGGCCCATAAGGATGATAGCTTTAAGTATTGGTCTTCGTACAGAACAGAAGTAGATGACAATGATGTATCGCACGAGCGTGGTATTGCAAATAAACTAAGAAACGGACAGCACTACATTGATGACGTAGCTCCATTTATTGTTTATAAGAACGTAGTTCCAACAAATAGAATTGTAGTCAAGATGCAGACCAACGTTGGAGAGATAGATCTTGGTCCATTTAGAAATCAGGTTGGCTCTTTCGCAGATCCGTTTTTTGGAGATAGAAATAAAACTACACCAGTAAAATGGAAGGTACAAAGCCTAAGCGATAATAGCTGGATAGACATTGCTTCTTTTAATCCCAATTCTGCAAGAAGAGACGGATCGCCAATCATAGGGTCTGATGGCTATGTAGAACTATCTTATGGACTAAAGGTTCCAGAAAGATATAGAGACATCTTTATTAAGATGGAGGAGTACCGCTCTGAAAGCTTGTTGCCAGAACAGTCTTTAAATGGATATGCATATCTGGTTAAAGATAGTGAATCCGATATTGGAACATATCACATTTGGATCCAAGGAACTGGAGACTATGAAACATTTGTTCCAAGTTATGGCTGGTACTTAGAAGAGGGTTCTATAGATAGGCTTACCAACTTCGTTACAAACCTAACTGAGCCAAGCACCTTTACCGATCCTTCTACTGGACAGACTTATTATAGGGAGTTCCAAGAAATTTCTGGAATTAGAATAGTAGTAGAAACTATGAATAAGGTAGATTCAATATTTGACCTCATAGAGCTATCCCCTAGATTGGCAGTTAACCTAACAGATAAAGTAGAGTCTTTTAACGTAACCAAGGCTGCATCAGATTTGGGCAGCAGTGGTATGCCAGTTGGCCAACTCCTTGCTGGTACAGGATCAATAACACTTTTTGATTACGATCTAGCATTTAGTTCTATAAACGACAACAGCATAATTAAGAATCACCTAACTAGAAACATTCAGATAAAGCTCTTTGAAGCCATTCTTGATGTAGACGGGTATGACTACTTTGTTCCAATTAAGACCATGTATTCTGAGGGCATCCCAGAGCTATCCAGCTCAGACAGATCAGTGTCCCTGACGTTAAGAGATCTATTCTTTTACTTTGAATCCCAGTCCGCACCACAGATACTAATCCAGGATGCTTCTCTTAGCTATGCGGTATCTCTATTGTTAGACTCAATTGGATTTAGTAATTATGTTTTCAAGAGAGCACCAGGAGAGTCTGAAGCAATTATTCCATTCTTCTTTGTGGCACCAGGGGTGACAGTTGCAGAAGTTCTACAAGATATTGCGGTATCCACACAGACAGCAATGTTCCTTGATGAATATAATAATCTAGTTCTGATGAGCAAGGAATATATGATGCCGTCAGAAGAGGTTCGTGGTATAGATGTAACGCTATACGGAACAAAAGACTTTGAGGTGGATGGTGCAATTAGCAATAAGGCTACTAGTCAAAAGCTTGCAAATATTATCGAGATAAGCTCTCAGCAAGACGATGTATTTAATGACGGATATATATCATACACTACTAGGTATGTTCAAAGATCATATGGAACAATTAGACAAGCCTCTATGATAGATCAGGACAAGACTTGGATATATAAGCCAGCATTGCTTTGGGAAGTATCTGGAACAGAGAATACTAGGTCTGTAAATGACGAAGTCGGTAATCAGTCTGCATATGCTCTAGCTGCCATTCCACTACAGACTACTCTGTCTAGTACAGTTCCTTCAGTAAGAAATGGGGTTGTCGTAGATAACATTATGGATTTTGGTGAAGGTGCTTATTGGCTTACACGATACAATGGATATTTCTATGCAAATGGCGAAGTCATCAAGTATGATGCGGTAGAGTTTGAGATCCCAGGAGTTCAGACTACTGTTCTGCAAACAAATACTAATGGTCAGCTATCAGCAGAATCAGTTTCTTCTGGAGGAATTGGCAGAGTTTGGATTACAGGAATACGAGAGTATCAGAGGTACTTCTCTCAAATACCATTTAATGGAAAGATGTATCCGACTGGACGTGTAAGGATCTATTCAGAGCCAAACTATGTGGTTGTAAACGGCACTGAGAGGCTCTCTGACGGCACAGTAGCCAAGCATGGTCGTGGACAGTTTGGAACTAAGGTTGTGGCTCATGAGGCAGGACTAAACCCTTACTGGACTAATAATGAAAATGTCCGTGGATGTAACATGATATCCTCTGAGCTATTCGGAATGCAGTCGGATAGTCTGGTAGTTTCTAGGGGACCTGCTGGTGTAAGCAACTCAATTGCTACCGAGTCAGTAAGGACTGGAGTAATTAAGAATTTCCTAACGTACGACCCGCAAAAGGAAGGGTCAGCAAACCAGGCTGCCATTGCTCCAGGAACTATTCAGTCATCTGCCTTTGTTATGACTGGACCAGCATTTAGCACAACAGAAAAGCCGATAGACTTTATTTCTTATGTTCACAAGCCACTACCATCTAAGTTTACTCACTTTGGTACAAGAATGAGGATTGTGGGAAAGCTTGAAAATAGTGATGACAAGACGCAGTCACCGCTTGGAGCATATACAGCATATGTTGGAGAGCCAAAGAAGGCAAGCCAAAATGTTATTATATCTGGTGCTAGCGGTGGTTTAGCTGTATTACTTAATCCACAAACAAACAATGGATACTACTTTGAACTAGTTGCACTTAGCGAGAACAATGTAGAGTCATACAACAATGCAGACACAATCTACAACATGATGTTTTATAAGATAATGAGTAGTGGCGGAAACTCATCTGAAAAAGCAGTGCCTGTCACTTTATGGCAAGGACTTTCTCAGATTCTTGTAGATGATGGAAAGTTTACTGGACAGTATAGGATGACATCCGAGCAATACCCAACGGTATACGATATTGCTGTAGAGTATCGAGACATTGGATCTACAAGAAGATTCTACCTATACGTCAACAATAAGCAGGTGGCAACAGTTGATGATAATAGCCCTTTGCCAGTCTATAACAGTATGGCAATGTTTGTGCGAGGTGGCTCACGATTGATGTTTGAAAATATTTATGCAATTTCAAATAACTATTCTCAGAACACTGCATATGCCTTAGACACACCAGTAAACGCAGTATTTGCAGAAGAGGAAATAAACGTAAATCAGTCCTTTAGAAAGTATGCTATGAGTGGTGTGGTTCAAGCTAGCTATCTTACTGGCATTAATCCTAGCGAGCCACCAAAGTATAACATGTACTTTGAGGAGTTTGGAACAATCATGAGGGAGGCAGCATACTTTAACATTAGATATGACAAGGCATACCCTGCACTACATGCAAAAATGTCTCCAACATTTAATGGCATTAAGGGGTACACCGTTTCTGGATTTGTTGCAAGTGCTTATGGTGCAGAGTTCCTGGTATTTAATGCCACAGATACTATCCTTAACCTAGATGAGACTAGCGGAAACTATCTAAGAATTCAGGGCGTGACCTTTACACAAGAATCTCAGCATGAGCTTACCGTAGATGAATACTTCTCAAAAAAGAGTGACTTTTCAAAGCCAGAGTTTGAAGGATCTCAGCTAGTGTCTTATCCAATAAAATCTAAAAAGGATTATCAAGATATTAAGGCTAGTAGGCTAAGCCAAGGAAAGAATGAGTTTGTCCTAGAAGCTCCATATATACAAAGCCATGACGATGCCGATAACTTGATGTCTTGGATGGTTTCTAAAATAATGAAGCCAAGAAGAAGTCTTGGACTGCGTGTATTTGGAATGCCAGTTCTTCAGTTAGGAGATGTTGTAAAGGTGTCCTATTCAGTCGATGGTGTTAATCAAGCTGCGGAAGATAATTCTAGATTTGTGGTATATCAAATTGATTACTCAAACTCTGTAAGTGGACCAGACATGCAAGTATTCTTGAGCGAGGTAAAATAATGGAAACTAGACCAGACTATCCAACCACACAGACAATTAATACATCTAATGATTCTGTAAAGATTGCAACACCAGATATTATCTTGATAAAAGACGAGGCTATAGCTGCCCAAATTATGACTGATTTAATCTTCCAAGATATTGGGGGCCAGGAGATAATTAACATCGCCAGAAACGACATGATAAATGGTCAGAATGTTATCTATCAGCCAATAAAAAATATTACCAGCTTGTTTTCTCAATATAATCCACAGAATATTCTTTCATTACAAAGAACTGATAGAGATTACTTTAAGAACTTTGCTATTAGCCTAAAGGACAAGCTGCCAGAATGGCCATATATCTATGTACTAGATAATGGGGATTTGGTGATTGAAGTAGATAATATGCTACCGTCAGAATCCATTGAAGTTCAAACTGTATCTAATGTAACTGTTCTAGATGATACAATATATAGTGAGGAAACAATATGATAACTAATACTGGAAAAGGAATTCTTGCTAAGTACCTGCTAGGACAGGCACCAGCCTATGCGTCTTACATTGCAGTAGGATGTGGACCACAGGCACTTTCAAGCGAAGGGTCTGGATTTACGCCAGAGCAAAAAGAAGAATACTTTGCAAAAAATTCTCTAGATTTTGAGATGTTCCGTGTTCCGATTATATCTAGAGGGTATGTAAACGAAAATAACGTTGTTAAGCTAGTACTAACTGCAGAGCTACCAACCGAAGAAAGATATGAGATTACAGAAATTGGAATATTCTCTGCTGGAGCTAACCCAGCAGTAGGAGCTTTTGATAGTAGGACTCTCTATACATTTGGTAGTGGAGAAGGCTGGGAATATCACACTAATAGTGGAGTAACAGAAATTCAGTATGCTTTTAATGGAGGGCCATTAGATGAAGATGAAAATGATAACATAATCTCGGACAACGTGGCATCAGCATTCTATACAAATGCTGACAATAGAATTTTTACTAATGAGAGTAGGCTTGTTAAAAATGAAAGGTGTAGGTTTCTAAACGAGCTAGTTGCTATAGCTGGAGACAGCTCAGCAATACAGCTAAATGAGCAGAGCGGTGCGATAACAACATCTGGAAATCACATACACCTAACAGATGCTAGCATTAACCTAAACAAGAATGCTCCATCAGATGAGCTTAGGCTTGCCTTCTCACTAATCAATAAAGATGGAAGCCTAGATGAAGATCCAGATAATGTTAAAATACTTGTAGAGTTCTCGTCATCAGACACAACAGAGTCTGGGGAGCATGCAAGGCTATTGATTAATATTGACAATGATTCCTTTGACGGCGAAGCTAACGACTCAAAAGACTTTTCTTCGAACAGGTATTTTGTTGTAGCAAGACAGCTACAGGAGCTATCTTATACTTCTGCATTTAACTGGGAGTCCGTAAATGTTATAAAGGTCTATGTCTCTGTATCTAAGGATGAAGAAACATCATCAGACTATTATGTATGTCTAGATGGCCTTAGACTAGAAAATCTTTCTTCTAATAATCCACTGTACGGCTTGACTGGATACTCTGTGATTAAGAATAACGACTCGCTACCAATTGTAAAGGCTCCAAATACATCAAACTTTATAGAGTTTAGACTGTCTGTGGGTGTTGAGTAATGGCAACAAAAAGGGTTATTATTCCTAACTCAGAGCTAATACCAGTAGATGCCAACAATCAATATTTAGTAAGATTTAGAGTCCTATCTGATGACAGAAATAGGTTTTCAGAATGGTCTCCAATTTTTTCTATTGCTGGAGCTGGAGTGCCAGTCTTGTCAGAAGCAAGGGTGGCATCCTTTATGGTTGGTTCTGTTGTTAATATTGTTTGGGAAGGCTTACCAGCTGGATCAGAATTCGACATATTCGTTGGATATGATGGGGATCAGCCTTCATATCATGGCACTACGTCAGAGAGCAAGTACCTATTCATTAGTTCTGCCGAAGAAAACTATAGGTTTGCGATTCAGGTATCATCAATATCAAAAACCTATGATGAGTTTTTGCAAATATTTGAGTCTGAACTGATCGACGTGGTATAATAGCAATATGGCAAACATCCCTCTACCAGAACGTGGTCAACCAGTAGACCTAACATATATCTATGCGATTGCAGAAGCTGTAAATCGTCTTAGCCAAAATGCAGTTTACTCGGCAAACAAGTTTCTGTCTGTTGATACACCTGGAGCAGGTGTTGGAAGACAGGACTTAAAGATTACTGAGAGTCGTGTTGTTGGAGCCTATGAAGAAGTTTCAAACTCTGCATCAAACTTGCAAGGATCTGAAGCAACATTCTTTCACAACTTTGAGGGTGCTGGGTTTAAGTATCCACCAATTGTTACAGCTACTCCAGTTAACGTTTCTGGAACCGAAGCTGGAAGAGACGTGTCAGTAGTCCTAACCTCAATCAGCTCCTCTAGGGTTGATGGTGTAGTTCGATTTGGGACCTCTGGTGTTTCAACAGTTGGCGTATCCCTAATCGCTATCGGAGTGCCTGAGTAGGAAAGTTTGCCATGGCATTAATAGACATGGAAGCATATAACAATGCACCAGTAATTCCTGGAAGTAAAAAGGTATGGTTTTTAAACGGTAGCCTAGTCAGGATACATCACTTGAATAAGTCAAACGGAATTATGTCTGTTTACAATATTACAAAAGATCAAATAGAAAGCTGCCTAATATCAGACTTTAAGAAAAACAGGGAACGTGCCTACACTGTTGGTGAGACGGCACAGCTAGTAAATAGGCACAAGAAGTACTTGCCAAACTTAATGAAGCGTGGCATAATTCCACATCCAACAGGATCTCAAAAGGGTGGGGCAACTGGATGGCAGGTAAGAAGTTATTACTCTGAATCACAAGTAAGAGATATTCGTGATATACTTGCTTCCTACCATATGGGTAGGCCAAGAAAAGATAAGTTGATTACTAACGATATAACTCCTTCATCACAAGAGTTGACACGGAGAATGGGCGATGGTATACTGACTTATACGAGGACTGACGATGGAAGATTTATCCCAGTCTGGGCAGAATCAATCTAAGAAAGAGATGGGTATGAATAACGAAGAGACAAAGGTAACAGTTGGTTTGGGCTATACACTAAACCTAGGAAATTTTCAGTCGCTTAGAATTGATCTAAGCGTTAGCGACAACAAGCGAGACGGAGAAAACATCAATGATGCTTTTGAGAGAGTCTACTCATTTGTTGAAGAAAAGCTATCAAGCAAGGTCAAGGAAGCATCTGCTGAGGTAGAGGCAAAGTAAATGGCTGATCGCAAAGACCAAATGGCTTTGCTCAGCAAGTTTGAAAAGCATTATCAATTCAAGTATGATGCAAAGCCAAATTTAAATCGATGGGCGGAAGCCTGGGCAGCCGATGCAATTATAGACTCTTATGGTTTACAAAAGTGCTATGAGATGTTAGAATATTATTTCGATGTGCATTCAGCACCAACCTGGAAAAATTTTGCAGGGCAAATTAACAACCTGATAGATGCCAAGTCTCGTATAGATCAGGATAGCGAAGAACGTATTGAGAGACGACGTAGGGCGAAAGAGTGGCTAAGTGAGTAATACAGAAGATAGACTGATATCAGCAGTCCTTGAGGACAAGCAGGTACATGTCCTATTGCAGGCAAACGTTGAGTCAATCTTGCGTACTCACACTGACATCTGGGAGTTCATTCGTAAGTATACTGAGACGAATGGGTCAGTTCCACCAAAGACATTGGTGGTTGAAAAGTTTAGAGACTTCTCGCCAGTAGACGGAGTTGGTGCAACCAAGCACCACCTAGAAGAGCTACAGGCAGAGTATCTTCAGACCAGCCTCAAGCAAATTCTGGTATCTGCAGCAACAGATGTTCAGGACGGAAGGGGCGTACAGGTCCTCGAATCGCTAATTGCCAAAACATCAGAGCTAAAGAAAAATACCTCAGTAATCCGTGACATTGATGCTACAGATCTTCAGTCTGCAGTTGCATACTATGAAAACGTACAGAAGCAGCAAGAGCTTGGTGTGCTTGGAATTAAGACTGGCCTTCCAGGTTTTGACAACTATCTGCCATCTGGAATTATGCCAGGACAGCTTGGAGTTATGCTTGCTTACCCTGGTATTGGTAAGTCTTGGCTATCATTATACTTTGCAGTACAGGCATGGAAGCAGGGCAAGTCTCCTATGGTTATCAGCCTTGAGATGAGTGAGACTGAGGTTCGTAACCGTGTCTTTGCAATTATGGGAGAGGGGCTGTGGTCACACAGAAAGCTTGCTAATGGAGATATTGAGATTGAGGATCTGAAGCGTTGGCACTCTAAGGCACTTGAAGGCAAGCCAGAGTTTCACATTATCTCTAATGACACTGGTGGAGAAATTACTCCATCTGTCTTGCGTGGTAAGATTGATCAGTATAGACCAGACTTTGTTATCGTAGACTACCTACAGCTAATGAGCCCAAATCAGAAGTCAGATAATGAGACGGTACGAATGAAGAACTTGTCACGTGAGCTAAAGCTAATGGCAATTGGAGAAGAAGTCCCAATCATTGCAATCTCATCGGCAACGCCAGACGACGTTACTAAACTTGACACTGTTCCTACTCTAGGACAGACTGCCTGGTCACGTCAGATTGCTTACGATGCTGACTGGGTCCTTGCACTAGGTCGTGGAACCAATTCAGACATTATTGAGTGTGTCTTTAGAAAGAACCGTAACGGATTTATGGGAGACTTCCTGGTTCAGGTAGACTTCGATAAAGGCTGGTATCGCTACAAGGACTTTGAAGATAAGTAGGTATAATGGTGTATGGACAATTTGCACCACAAACCTATTAGGAGGTTTCATCTGGATGGCAACATTCATGATGATTCAGCTATAGCACGTCTTAGATTTGAGTATCAACAGCTATTAATAACTGAAATGAAATTGTCTGGATACGTGCCAAGGGTTGACATAAATCCAGACTTTACGCTAAACTATAATCAACAGAAACAGTATTTTGAATTTGAATTAAGTATTTATGGAGTATACGTAGGAAAGAAAAAGAGCGAATGGATAACGGGAATAGACGAAACAAAGGCAATTTATATAGCCCAGAACAAATTAAAAGAGTTCTCACGGGAGCAGGCCTAGACATTGAGTCAGAAGTAGATTCTGACTATATTATATTTTGCCCATTTCACGGCAACAGCAGAACTCCTGCTGGTGAGGTAGACAAACACAGTGGTGTGTTCTTCTGCTTCTCATGTCAGCACGTCACAGATCTTATCCAGCTAGTTATGCACACCTCTGGCAGAACATACTTTGAGTCTGCTAGGTTTATTAAGAGCAAAGAGCAAGAGTCCTCTATCCTAGATGCGGTATCCAAGAATCTAGTTGAAAAGCCTATGTATACTCAGTACGACCAGGTTCTGATCAAGAGACTAAATCAGCAAGCACTGGATTCACCAAGAGCCATGAGGTATTACTCTGGCAGATCCATTACAGAAGATTCGATTAAGAAGTTCGCTCTGGGCTATTCTGAGAAGCAAGACATGGTGACTATACCTGTACACTCTCCAGACGGCATGGAAATTGGCTTTGTCGGCAGATCTGTTGAAGGCAAAGATTTTAAGAATACTCCAGGCATGCCCAAGAGCAAAGTCCTATTTAACCTTCATAGGGTTAAGTCATCAAATAAAGTTTATGTAGTTGAGTCATCGTTTGATGCCATAAGACTAGACCAATGCGGATTCGCAGCGGTAGCAACTCTAGGAGCAAACGTATCCAACTACCAAACAGACCTACTACAAAAATACTTCAATAGCGTAATTGTTATTGCAGACAATGATGAAGCAGGCGGTAACATGAAAGACAGAATAGCTGAAAGGCTTGGACCTCGTGTTACTGTTATCAAACTAGATAAACAATATAAAGATATTGGCGATATGGATGATGATGCGATAAAGTCTTTAGACGAATCGTTTGACAAATCTATTGCTGCCATGCTAAACTAAAACACCAAAATACAAGGAGAAAAATGAGCGTAGTAAAAGGGCTAAAGAATATCAATGCACTACTTGATAAGCCAAAGTATGATGAGAGCAAGGCCAAGGTTCGTTGGCTAAAGCTGGCTGATGGCCAGGCAGTAAAGATTCGTTTTATTGAAGAGTTGGATGAGGATAGCCCAAACTACTCTGAGGAGCGAGGCCTTGCCCTGGTTGTTAAGGAGCACACTAACCCAAAGGACTACAAGCGTAAGGCTGTAGACACCATGGACGACGAGGGTCGTGACTGGGCAGAAGAGATGCACCGCAAGGATCCAAAGGCTGGTTGGCGAGCACGTATGCGTTTTTACTGCAACGTACTAGTTGACGATGGTCTAGAGGACCCATATGTTGCAATCTGGTCTATGGGAGTATCCAAGCAGTCAGCATTCAACAACATTCGTGAGTATGCTATTGACACTGGTAGCATCTCAAACCTAACCTGGAAGGTAAAGCGTAACGGTCAGGGAACTGAGACCAGCTACACTCTTCTACCTTCTACTCCAGACAGCGAGCCTTTCGACTGGAAGGATGTTCGACCATTTCCACTAGAGTCTGCACTGAACAAGATTCCGTATGCAGAGCAGGAAGCTTTCTACCTTGGTTTTGATGGACCAAGTGCTGGATCAGCTACCAACATGGATTGGTAAGAATAGTCTATGAGCTACATTGGTCTACATGTTCACACCCATTACAGCCTATTTGATGGAATTGCTACGCCTCTAGAGTACGTTGAACGTGCTAAGGAGCTAGGCATGACCTCTCTTGCTATCACAGACCACGGTTCGTTGTCTGGGCACAGGGAGTTCTATCGTGCTGCAAAGGAGCAGGGCATTAGACCAATCCTTGGTGTAGAAGGATACATTACTGCAGACAGGTTCGATCAGAGAGACAAGCAAGAGCGTGAGGGTCTGCTTGATCTTGTCTACAATCACATTATCGTTCTTGCCAAGGATGAAGCTGGGCTTGAGAATCTAAACAAGCTCAACGAGATTGCGTGGACTGAAGGTTATTACAAGAAGCCACGTATCGACTACGAGGTACTAGAGAAGTACTCAGAGGGACTTATTGTTCTTTCTGGGTGCCTCTCTGGTGCCCTAGCCAAAGCCATTGAGGCTGAGGAGTTTGCGGAAGCAAAGAGAATTATTGAGTGGCACAAGCGTGTATTCAAAGATGATTACTACATTGAGGTTATGCCACATAACCCTGCAGAGGTTAACAAGCAGTTGCTTGCCTTGGCAGATGAGTTTGGAGTAAAGGCTGTTGTAACTCCAGACTGCCACCACGCACACACTGGACAGAAAGAGATCCAGGAACTTAAGCTAGTACTAAACACATACTCAAACAAGGTCCAAAAGGATTCAACCTATGAGAAGTCAACCAAGTTCGACAATCTTGTAGATAGACTTCAGTATCTTTATGGAGACCGTGACATTAGCTTTAGCGAATACGACATCCACCTCCTATCAGATGAAGAGATGCACAATGCGATGAAGTCGCAGGGTATTGATCGTGAGGATATGTATAAGCACACACAGGAAATTGCTAACAAGATTCAGGACTACGACATCAAGGATTACCTTGACCTACTCCCAGTACAGTATCAGAACCCGAACAAAGAGCTTAGAGAGCTTGCTGTAGCAGGTCTAGAGAAGCGTGGAGTTCTATCTGACGAGTATCTTGCTAGGCTAGATGAAGAGCTTAAGGTTATTGAGGACAAGAACTTTGGACCATACTTTTTGGTTGTTCGTAATATGATTTCATGGGCAAAGAAGGAAGGCATTATGGTAGGACCAGGTCGTGGTTCTGCTGCAGGGTCCTTGCTATGCTATGCCCTAGAGATTACAGACATTGACCCAATCCCACATGGCTTATTGTTCTTCCGTTTTATTAATCCAGAGCGTAACGACTTTCCAGATATTGATACAGACATCCAGGATTCACGTCGTGAAGAGGTTAAAGACTATCTTGTCAGACAGTATCGACATGTTGCATCTATTGCTACCTTCCTTGAGTTCAAAGACAAGGGTGTTGTGCGAGACATTGCACGTGTGCTACACATTCCACTAACAGACGTTAATAAAGTTATGAAGGTTGTTGATACCTGGGATGACTACTGCACCTCTAAGCAGGCTGCATGGTTCCGTGAGAAGTATCCAGAGATTGAGCAGTATGGAGATCAGCTCCGTGGTCGTATTCGTGGCACTGGTATTCATGCTGCTGGTGTTGTAACCTCCAAGTCTCCAATCTTTAAGTTTGCCCCAATGGAAACTCGTCAGTCTCCAGGTAGTGGTGGAAGAATCCCAGTGGTAGCTGTAGACATGCAAGAGGCAGAGCGTATTGGTCTAATTAAGATTGACGCACTAGGGCTAAAGACATTATCAGTATTACGTGACACTCTTGATATTATTAAGGATAGGTCTGGCAGAGAGATCAATCTGCTTGAGCTAGACATGGAAGATTCAAGCGTTTATGATATGCTTTCTTCTGGTTATACCAAGGGCGTATTCCAATGTGAAGCTACACCGTATACTAATTTGCTGGTCAAGATGGGTGTCAAGAACTTTGCAGAGCTTGCAGCCTCTAACGCTTTGGTTCGTCCAGGTGCTATGAATACCATTGGTAAAGACTACATTCTTCGTAAGCACGGTAAGCAGAACATTGCGTATCACCACGTCAAGATGAAGCAGTTCACTGCTGAGACCTATGGCTGTATCTTGTATCAGGAACAAGTTATGCAGGCTTGTACAGAACTTGGCGGTATGTCAATGGCTGAGGCTGACAAGGTTCGTAAGATCATTGGTAAGAAGAAAGATGCCAAGGAGTTCGACCAGTTTAGGGATAGGTTCGTAAAGGGAGCATCAGAATATGTACGCCCAGAGGTCGCAGAAGAGCTCTGGACGGACTTTGAGGCACATGCTGGATACTCTTTTAACAAGTCTCATGCTGTGGCTTACAGCACCCTTTCATACTGGACCGCATGGCTAAAGAAGTATTACCCAATTGAGTTTATGTACTCCATTCTTAAGAATGAAAAGGATAAGGATGCTCGCACAGAGTACTTGATCGAGGCCAAGCGTATGAACATTCCCATTCGTCTTCCACACATCAATGAGTCCGACATGGACTTTAAGATTGAAGGTAAGGGAATTAGGTTTGGTCTGTCGTCTATTAAGTTTATTAGTGATAATATTGCACAGAAGTATATTGCACATAGACCATTCCGCTCTTACAAGGAGCTAGAGGAGTTCTCTTTTGGCAAGGGTAATGGAGTAAACAGTCGTGCACTACAGGCTCTAAGGCTAATCGGTGCTGCAACCTTTGATGATAATCCTAGGAATGATCAAGAGGTCAGGGAGAATCTTTACGAATACCTAAACCTTCCAGAGTTTAATATTAACATTCCTTCTCACTACTACGCATTTATCAATGATGTAGAAGAGTTTGAGGAGAAGGGGTCCTTCATCCTTATGGGTATGGTTAAGGCAATTAAGCGTGGCTCTGGTTGGTCACGTATTGAGATTCTAGACAAGACGGGAAGCGTGGGTATCTTTGATGAAGAGCAAACTGCAATTGAGCCAGGCCGTACGTACCTTCTATTGGCTAGTGATAACAGGATTATTTCTGCTATCCCAGCTGATGAGATAAAGGGGAATGACTCCGCACTGGTAAAGTTCTTAAACTATAAGCAGTTGCCCTATAAAGAAGAAGAGATGTATGTGGTGGCATTCAAGCCACGCATTACCAAGGCTGGCAAAAAGATGGCATCGCTAACTTTGGCAGATGCAACTAGGGAGCTTCACTCTGTTACGGTATTCCCTACGGCTTTTCCTAAAGCTTACATGAAAATCAAAGAAGGACAGCCATACAAATTTGAATTTGGTAAAACAAAAGATGGAACAATCATAATGGAGGATGTAATTGACAACAATTGAAGAAGCAATGGCACAGCTTGACCCTAAGATTAGGAAGAGGCTGAGCAATGGAGAGGGTATCACAACTGAGCTACAGCCAACACCAAGTGCTGGTCTTAATAGGGCACTAGGCGGTGGTTTTCCATATGGTCGTCAGGTACTACTTTGGGGTAGTAAGTCTAGTGCTAAGTCATCGCTATGTCTGCAAATGATTGGTATGGCACAGAAGGAAGGTAAGCTTTGTGCCTGGGTAGATGCTGAGATGTCTTATGACGAAGAGTGGGCAAAGAAGCTTGGTGTCGATACTAGTCAGCTCATCTACTCAGAGGCAAGAAGCATCAATGACATGGTAGATGTTGGCGTTGCCCTACTTCAGGCTGGCGTAGACATCATTGTTATTGACAGCATTAGCTCGCTATTGCCAGCAGTATACTTCGAGAAAGACTCTGATGAACTAAAGGCACTAGACCAGACTAAGCAGATTGGTGCAGAGTCTAAGGATCTAAAGCATGCATGGCTAATGCTTAACTATGCAAACAATCGTGAAAAGCCTGCACTAGTAGTTGCTATCTCTCAGGCACGTAATAACATTCAGGCTACATATACCCAAGCAGCACCAACTGGTGGGTTGACAACGCAGTTCATGTCGTCTACAATTGTTAAGTTATTCTCATCAAGCTCAGACTCTCAGGCCATTAAAGCTAAGATTCCTGTTGGAGATAAACTAATTGAGCAGAAGGTTGGTCGTAAGGTGCGTTGGGAAGTGCTTAACTCTAAAACGTCTGCACCTGGAGACAGTGCTGAGTATGACTTTTACTATAGGGGTGACCTAATTGGAATTGACTCTATTGCAGATCTAGTAGATACTGCAGAGATGCTTGGTTTTGTAAATAGAACTGGTGCCTGGTATCAACTTGAAGACGGTACAAAGCTTCAGGGAAGAGATGCATTTATCAACAAGGTAAAAGAAGACAAAGACCTATACGAATCACTAGTTGCAAAGGTTAATAATGTCTAAGTACACAGTTTATAGTGGGCAGTTCCCATGTCATACCTGCAAGGCCGTAGTTCCTAGCTTAAGGCTATACTCTGAAACCAAAGAGGTAACATGGGTTTGTCCAGAAAAACACTTGAGCAAAGTTAGCCTTATAGCTAAAAAGAAAACAAAGAAAGATTATGAGTGAACGTGGCGAGATCAAACGTCTTGGTGCCAAGGGCATAAAGAATAGTGGTCGTGGAAATACCAAGGGAGATGCAATCTTTGAAAGCTTCACCGTTGACTTCAAAGAGTATCCAAAGGGCTTTACTGTAAACCAGGACAACTGGGCTAAGGCAGTAACTGATGCCATGAAGAATAAGAACGACCCAGCCATTGTGGTGGTATTGGGAGAAGAAAATCGTAAAACAAGACTAGCAATCATCGAACTGAGCTTGCTAGAACAATTAATAGAAGGAAGCAAAGAATGAAAATATTACTACTAGACATTGAAACAACTCCTATGCAAGTTTATGCATGGGGTCTGTGGGACCAGAACATTAGCATTGATCAGATCATTAAGAGCAGTGAGATGCTTTGCTTTGGTGCTCGTTGGTTAGGCGAGAAGAAGGTTATCTTCAAATCTGTGCACCACGATGGCAAGCAGGCAATGCTTGAAGAGCTGCACAAGCTAATGAATGAGGCTGACCTATTGGTTGGCTGGAACTCAGCAGCGTTTGACCACAAGCATATCAACCGTGAGTTCCTTGAGAATGGAATGACACCGCCTGCACCAGTAAAGGACCTGGACCTTATGAGCATTACCAAGGCCAACTTCCTATTCCCATCTAACAAGCTAGACTATGTGGCACAAAAGCTTGGAGTGGGTGCAAAGGTAAAACACTCTGGATTTAGTCTTTGGGTTAGGTGTATGGAAGGTGACGAGAAGGCGTGGGCAGAGATGAAAAAGTATCAGATTCAAGATGTAAACCTTCTTGTGGATCTATACGACAAGCTGCTACCTTGGTTTGTTGCTGGGGGCAGAGCTACATCTAAAGAAAAGCAGGCTATATCATCTAGCCCAGAACCTGAGTCCGTGGTATAATTAATGGTAATGGAAACAGAAAACAAAAATACAATCGATATGATCAACGGTCTTGCAGAGATTGCAGACTACATGCAGGACGAAGAATTGACCCAAGCACTTGTCTTTATTTCAAAGGTAATTGTTAAGCCAGATATTCCACTGCAAGTAGCAACTCTTGAGGTCGTTAGGTTGCAAGCCATTGCTGCTAAGATGGCATTCCGTGCAACCTGGTTGACTAACGTAGACAAGGGAGATAGAGCGAAGAAGAATATTTATTACACAGCTGCAGAAGCCATTAATGGTTTGGTTGCTGTTCTTAAATACATTATTCGCTAGTGTCATTATGGCTAAAAACTTTTTACAGCAGGTAATGCTAAAGAAAATCGAAAGCAGCAAAGAGTCTTTTATAAATACTCAGGACCTCATCGATAGGATCCAGCACGGATATATCGCTAAGCGTGAGCCTAAGTTTGCTCAGAAGAAAACTTTTGCACCAAGCACGATTGCATATTCTCATGGCGAGTGTCCACGATACTGGTATCTAGCATTTGAGGGTGCAGTGTTTGAGGATAATGCAGATGCCTATGGCGGTGCAAACATGACTGCTGGCACAAAGTCTCATGAGCGTATTCAGCAAGCCATGGCAGACGAGGGCATTCTAATTGACTCTGAGTTCAAGGTAACATACAGCGATCCGCCAATCTTTGGCTTTGGAGATGTTATACTAGACTGGGCAGGAAAAGAGCTCTTGGGTGAAATCAAAACGATGCCATCCGAAGGCTTTGAATATAGGAGGGCAAGCGGAAAAGCAAAGCTTGGCCACCTAGTTCAGCTGCTGATTTACATGAAGATCTTAAACAAGACAGAAGCAGTCTTGATTTATGAGAACAAGAACAATCACGATCTTCTGGTTATACCAGTACAGATTAATGATTACTATGTTAGGTGGGTAAACCAGACATTTGAATGGATGAGAACGGTTCGTAAGGCTTGGACAGATAAGACTTTGCCTACAAAGAACTACAGATCTAATTCAAAGATTTGCAAGACATGTCCAATTCGGGCAACTTGTGACTCAGCTGGCGAGGGACTAATTAAGATTAAGTCCCTGGAGCCACTTGATGAAGCACAAGCATTGTGATTGGTGCGATAGCCAATTCCAAACCAACGTATCTTATCAGATATACTGCTCTTCAGATTGTAGAGAATCTGCAACTAGAGAGAAGATAGCACAGAGGTATGCTCAGAAACGACGCACAAAGCGACTTGGAAAAGATCGTAAGTGTAAGTCCTGTGGCATACCTCTTTCTGCATATAATGACCAAGAGCTCTGTAGCGAATGCTTGGTTAATCCAGCAGAAGTAAAGAAAGCATTAAAAGAGCTAAAAGGATTTGCCAATGGTAAATCTGAGTAACTTTGTGAATAAGCCAAATAGGATTGTTTCTATTGATGCAAGCACAAACAATATCGCATATGCAATCTTTGAGGGAGACAGGTTGGTTAGATCTGGTAAGGCTCAGTTTGTTGGCACAGATGTTTTCAAAAAAATATCAAGTGCCGTACAGATTGTTCATGAAGTGGTCAGAGAAATGAACGTGGACGCTCTTGTAATCGAACGAGCAGTCTTTATCAATAGCCCAAAGACGATGTCTGAGTTGTCCATGGTGCAGGGTGCAATAATTGCTGGTGCATCTCTAGCTGGGGTAAAGGTGTTTAAGGGTACGAACCCAGTTGCCTGGCAGAGCTTCATTGGCAACAAAGTATTGACAAAGGTAGAAAAGCTAGATATAGTTTCTAGGTATCCAGGAAAGTCAAAGAGTTATTATAAGGCAATGGAAAGAGACATTAGAAAACAAAGAACTATAAACTTTGTTAATATAAACTATGATCTATCCATCGATGACAACGATATTGCCGATGCAATTGGCATTGGGCACTACTCATTGCGTAACTGGGAAAAGCTGGGGGATTGACAAAAATGGCACCATCTGTTAAACTATATACAAATGAACTATGGCTGAAGAAGCGATTTCATGTAGACAAGAAAACGCCAGAGCAAATTGCAAAAGAATGTGGGACTAGCGTAGAAACTATTTATGTCTATCTTGCAAAATTTGGATTAAGAAAGTCTAGACGATGAAATATATAAAGCACTTTGCCAATGTGATCAGATATCATATTAATAGAATAACCTGTAAGCATTCAGACTCAAGGGTTGCGTCTTGTCCGTTTACTGGGTATACTTATACAAGCTGTTCAAAATGTGGACAAAGAATGAAAGTGGAGAAGACTGTTGGCTAGACGTAAAAATGCTGAGGTAGCACCTAGTTACTTTGAGACCGTTCCATACATGGAGATAAACGGATTCCCTGTCCAAGCTGGAGAAGTCATCAAGATCAATGGTGAGTGGGGCAGCAAGTTTAAGTTTGTGGGGATTACCACAAATACCCTGACAGGAGCTTCCTGGGTTGATTGCTTTGAGATTATTGGTGGGGTATCATCAGTATTCCGTTCCTTTAAGCAAGACAGAGTAAAGCGTATCCCAAAGCGAGGAAAGAGGGCAAAGCGTGTCGTTTGAAGACCTTACAGTAGAACATCTTGATACAGTAAACAAGGTAGTTGAAAAGTATCTTGCTGGAACCCCAGAGACCCAGATTTCTAAAGAGTTGGCTATCCCAAGACAAAAGGTAGTTGGGTATATCAATGAATGGCGTACAATGGCAGCAGACAATGCTGCTATTCGTGCACGTGCCAAGGAGGCCTTAGTTGGTGCAGACACCCACTATAGTAAACTAATTAATAAAGCATATGAGGTAATCGATGAAGCTACCACTACTGCTAATCTTACAGCAAAGACTGCAGGAATTAAGCTAGTAATGGATCTAGAGCGTACCAGGATTGACATGCTTCAGAAGGCTGGACTACTAGAAAACAAAGAGCTAGCAGAAGAGATGCTTGAGATCGAAAGGAAGCAAGAGGTTCTTGTTAATATCCTTAAAGACATTGCAGCCGAGCATCCAGAAATTAGAGATGAGATTATGCGTAGGCTATCTAGCGTAGCCAAAGACAAAGAGGTAATAACGGTAGTCCACAATGTTTGATGATTTTTTAGAAGCACTCAAGTCTGACAATTTTGAGGAGCGTCCAGTAGATGCAAAGACTTTTGTCGAAGGTGAAGACTTTCTTGGGCAGCCTCCGCTGTCAGACGTGCAGTATGACATTGTAGAGGCCATGAGTCAGATCTATAAGCTAGAAGACGTTATTGAGCTTCTAGGCGATACAGAGGGGAGAAGGTATTATAAAAAGTATACTAAGAACGAAGTTATTCTTCAGCTGGGCAAGGGGTCTGGTAAAGACTTTACGTCTACAGTTGCGTGTGCCTATATCGTCTATAAACTTCTTTGCCTTAAGGATCCTGCACGGTATTTTGGTAAACCTGCTGGCGATGCCATTGACATTATTAACGTTGCGATTAACGCCCAGCAAGCGAAAAATGTATTCTTTAAAGGCTTTAAGACTAAGATTGAGAGGTCGCCTTGGTTTGCTGGAAAGTATAATCCAAAAGCAGAATCCATTGAATTTGACAAGTCTATCACTGTTTATTCAGGACACTCCGAAAGAGAGTCACACGAGGGTCTCAACCTTATTCTTGCGGTACTTGACGAGATCTCTGGATTTGCTACAGAGGTTGGAACTGGTAATGATCAGGGTAAGACGGCAGACAATATCTACAAAGCCTTCCGTGCTTCTGTAGACTCTCGTTTCCCAGACCTTGGGAAAGTTGCACTCCTATCATTCCCACGTTTCCCTGGAGACTTTATCTCTGCAAAGTATGATGCTGCGATTGCAGAAAAAGAAGTGGTAGCAAAGACTCACAGATTTATTATGAATCCAGACTTGCCAGAAACTCAGGATGGGAACTACCTGGATATTGAATGGGACGAAGACACTATCGTAAGCTATAAGTATCCTGGTGTGTTTGCACTAAAAAGACCAACCTGGGTAGTAAACCCAACAAGAAAGATTGATGACTTTAAGTTAGCGTTCTTTACAGACATGGGTGATGCCATGCAACGCTTTGCGTGTATCCCAACATTCTCGTCTGATAGATTCTTTAAGCAGACTGATAAGGTCAAGGCTGCAATGACAATTCGTAATCCTTTAGATTCTATCAGGAGGTTTGACGAATCGTTTAAACCAGATCCAGATAAGATTTACTACGTCCACGCTGACCTTGCACAGAAGCATGACAAGTGTGCAGTCGCAATTGCTCACGTTGACAAGTGGGTAAATATCCAGGTACTTAAGGACTATCAGCAGATTGCTCCAGTAGTAGTAGTGGATGCCGTTGCATGGTGGGAACCAAGAACAGAAGGGCCAGTAAATCTTTCAGAAGTGAAGCAGTGGATTCAAAACTTACGCAGACAAGGATTTAATATTGGAATGGTGTCGTTTGACCGCTGGCAATCATTTGATATTCAGAATGAGCTGAAGCAGGTAGGCATGAGAACTGAAACTGTTTCTGTTGCCAAGAAACACTATGAAGATATGGCTATGCTAGTTTATGAAGAGCGTCTGGCCATGCCAATGATTGATCTTTTGTTCGAAGAACTTACAGAGCTTAAGATCATGAATAACAATAAAGTTGACCACCCTCGCAAAAAGTCTAAGGACCTTGCCGATGCCGTGTGTGGTGCAGTCTTTGGTGCCATATCTCACACACCAAGAGACCTTAACCTTGAAGTTGACATTCACACATTTAGAGATAGGCCAAAAGAAAGCCTTGACGAAAATACTAACGGTGTGATAAAATATAAGCCTATGCCAAATGATGTCAAAGAATACTTGGCTAGATTCGATCTAATCTAGATTCAAACTAAGGAGAAAACCAATGAAGCTTAATAAGCTAGCAATTGGCCTGGTCGCAGCATTGACCCTAGGCCTAGCTGGTGTTGCAGCATCTGCTAACACCCAGACACTAACCGTTGCCACTGTATCGGCAACTGGTGGTACTACTTCTGCTACTGCAATTGCATTGCCAGTCCCAGCAGATAACGTATCATCTTCAAACGCATTGAGCATTTCTGTTTCGGGAGTTGCCAATGGCACTACCGTTTCTGCAACTGCTACCAATGCACTACTACTATCAACTCTGACTGGTGCAACTGCAGCTTCTGGTTCAGCAACTCTGACCGTAAACGCAAGCACTAGCGGAAGCGTAGAGCTATTCGTATTCACGAAGACCACGGCTGTAGGTTCTGTAGTTGTTACTGTTGGTAACACTCAGACAACTTACCATGTAAAGGGAACAGCGGGTGACCTTGCTAAGGTTGCACTAGCTGCACCAGCAACTGGTCTAGCTGGCTCAACTCAGTCTGTAGTTGTATCTGCATTTGACAAGTACAACAACGCAAAGTCTGGCGGTACTGTTAATCTAGTAATCAACACCAACGGTGTTATTACTACTGCAACAGCTACCACTACCACTTCTGGTACTGTAAGCCACGTAGTAACCTTGCCAGCAACTGGTAACGTAACTGTAACTGCATTTGCTGCTAGCTCTTCTGCTGTAGCGACTATTGCAGTTAACCAGCCACGCAACATTGAGGCAGAGCTTGGTGCTGCTCTAGCTGCTGTAGCAACCTTGACTGCAGATCTAGCCACAGCAAACACTGCTAAGGCAGACCTAGAGAAGGTTGTTCGTAAGCTAAAGTGGCAGTACAACGTGCTTGTAAAGAAGTACAACGTTGGAAAGCCAAAGGCTCAGAAGCTTGCGTTCATCAAGTAGTTCGTGATAAAATGATAGAGGGGAAGGACAAAAGTTCTTCCCCTTTATTGTCACCAGATCAAAAAAGAGGGAGTAAAATAGATGTCCATAGACATTGTCTATTTTTCAAATCATTCTGGAAACACTAAGAGATTTGTAGAAAAATTAGGAATGCCAGCTACCAGGATTGAAATTCAATCAGGCACCGTAGAGATGGACAGGCCATTTGTCTTATTCGTTCCAACCTATGGCGGTGGCTCTGACAGGTCTGCTATTCCTAAACAGGTGAGAGCTTTTTTAAATGTTCCAAATAACAGGGACCTTCTCCAGGGGGTTGTTGGATTTGGCAACACAAATTTTGGAGAGCATTTTTGCAAAGCAGCAGATATGATCTCTGCTAAAACTGGAGTGCCCATTGTTGCCAGGGTAGAAATATTTGGCACAGAACACGATGTACAAAAAGTAAAAGAGAGGTTAGAAATACTGTATGGATAACTACAGCTATCATGAGCTAAACGCCATGCTCAATCTATATGATGCAAATGGCAAGATTCAATTTGACAAGGACAAGGCAGCAGCGAGAGCATACTTCCTTGACCACGTAAACCAAAATACAGTATTCTTTCACAGTCTAGAAGAGAAGCTAGAGTATCTGGTAGACAACGATTACTATGACAGAGGCATACTTAATATGTATGACTTTAGCTTTGTTAAAGAGCTATTCAAGCATGCCTACTCTTATAAGTTTAGGTTCCCAACTTTCGTTGGTGCTTACAAGTTTTACACCTCATATGCCCTCAAGACATTTGATGGTGAGCGATACCTGGAACGTTTTGAGGACCGTGTCGTAATGAATGGTCTTATGCTGGGTCGTGGAGAAGAGCAGCTTGCAAAGGATGTTGTAGACGAAATTATTACGGGTCGCTTCCAACCTGCCACCCCAACCTTCCTAAACGCTGGCAAGGCACAGCGTGGAGAGTTTGTATCTTGCTTCCTGCTACGTGTCGAAGACAACATGGAGTCAATTGCTCGTGCAGTTACTTCATCACTCCAGCTATCAAAGCGTGGTGGTGGTGTAGGACTAAACCTAACCAACGTACGTGAGCAGGGTGCACCAATTAAGAAGATTGCAAACCAGTCTTCTGGAATCATTCCTGTAATGAAGATGCTTGAAGATGCATTCTCCTACGCCAACCAGCTTGGTGCTCGCCAGGGTGCAGGTGCGGTTTACCTAAACGCACACCACCCAGACATCATGCGTTTCCTAGACACCAAGCGTGAGAACGCTGACGAGAAGATTCGTATCAAGACTCTAAGTCTTGGGGTAGTGATTCCAAACATTACTCTTGAACTTGCTAAGAATGGTGATGACATGTACCTGTTCTCTCCATATGATGTAGAGCGATTCTATGGTAAGCCAATGTCTGACATTTCTATTACAGAGATGTACCAAACTCTGGTAGACGATGGACGCATCCGTAAGTCCAAGATCAAGGCTCGTGAGCTATTCGAGCGTATTGCAGAACTTCAGTTCGAGTCAGGGTATCCATACATTGTATATGAAGATACTGTCAATGAGTCTAATCCAATTGACGGACGTATCAACATGTCTAACCTATGTTCTGAAATCCTTCAGGTAAACACTCCTACCACGTATAACAATGACATGTCGTACAAGGATATTGGTAAGGATATTTCCTGTAATCTGGGATCGCTAAACATTGCTAACGCCATGCAGTCACCAGACTTCGGCAAGTCTATTGAGGTAGCCATCAGATCGCTCACAGCCGTATCTGAGCTATCCTATATCGACTCTGTAATGTCTGTTGCTGAGGGCAACCGCAAGTCACGTGCTATTGGTCTAGGTCAGATGAACCTACATGGATACTTTGGAAAGGAGCTAATGCACTATGGAGATGAAGAGTCGATTGACTTCACAAACATCTACTTCTACACAGTTCTATATCATGCCCTCAAAGCAAGCAACAAGCTGGCTATCGAAACGGCATCTCCGTTCGAAGGGTTTGAGCGGTCTGGTTATGCGTCTGGGCAATTCTTTGCTAAGTACATCTCTCAGGAATGGAAGCCAAAGACAGATAAGGTTAGCAGGTTATTTGCTGAAGCTGGCATTGAGATTCCAACCCAAGAAAACTGGGAAGAACTAGCTAAGAGCGTTATGAAGCACGGTATCTACAACCAGAACCTGCAGGCTGTGCCTCCAACTGGCTCAATTAGCTACATCAATAACAGTACTAGCTCTATTCATCCAATTGCTTCTCAGATTGAAATTCGCAAGGAAGGTAAGCTAGGTCGTGTTTACTACCCAGCACCTTACCTAACTAATGATAATCGTGAGTACTTTCAGGATGCCTATGAGATTGGGCCTGAGAAAGTTATTGATGTCTATGCAGCTGCAACCCAGCACGTTGACCAGGGTCTATCACTGACTCTGTTCTTCAAGGACACTGCAACTACCCGTGACGTAAACAAGGCACAGATCTATGCTTGGAAGAAGGGTATTAAAACAATTTACTACATTCGTATTAGACAGAATGCACTAGAAGGAACAGAGATGGAGGGATGCGTATCATGTCAGCTATAACAAGGCCAGTCAACTGGAACAAAGTTGAAGACCCAATTGATCTAGAAGTATGGAACAGGCTGACTGCAAACTTCTGGCTGCCTGAGAAGGTGCCAATCTCAAATGACTTGCAGTCTTGGTCCACATTGCGTGACCACGAGAAGCTGCTGACCGTCAGGGCATTCACTGGTTTGACTATGCTGGACACCATCCAGGGTACTGTTGGATCAATGAGTATTCTACCAGACGCTAGAACACAGCACGAAGAGGCAGTTATTACTAATATTGCCTTCATGGAATCAGTACACGCCAAGTCATACTCTAGCGTATTCTCTACTCTAATCTCTACACAGGAGATTGAGGAGGCGTTCCGTTGGTCAGAAGATAACCCCTACTTGCAGAAGAAGGCACAAATCATTCTTGACAGGTATAAGGGCAATGATCCACTAAAGCGTAAGATTGCATCTACGTTGCTAGAATCATTCCTATTCTACAGTGGTTTCTACCTACCGATGTACTGGTCTTCCAGGGCAAAGCTGACCAACACCGCTGACCTAATTAGACTTATCATTAGAGACGAAGCGGTACATGGTTACTATATTGGTTACAAGTTCCAGATTGCTTACAACGAGCTTGACTGGAATGAGCAGAATGAAATCAAGGACTTTGCATATAGCTTGCTTATGGAGCTCTACGAGAACGAGGTTAAGTACACCGCAGACCTGTATGACGAAATTGGGCTAACGGAGGACGTTAAGAAGTTCTTGCACTACAACGCAAACAAGGCACTGATGAACCTTGGGTTTGACCCACTGTTCCCTAAAGAGGTATGTGATGTTAATCCAGCCATCCTGTCTGCTTTGTCTCCTAACTCAGATGAGAATCACGACTTCTTCTCTGGCTCTGGTTCTAGCTATGTCATTGCTAAGCATGAGGCAACTGAGGATGAGGACTGGGACTTCTAGTTCTTTAGCTTGGTATGAGGGGTGTGGCTACGGCCATGCCCCTTTTATCTTATATAAGCCAGTATAATAGTATCATAATACATTCCAGCTACCCCAACAGGAGTGATGCAAAATTAATAATAAAGTAGGTAGAGCTGCAGCTGCTCTAATTTTAGCGTTCCTACCAGTATTTGGCATATCCGATATGGCGAAAGCCAGCTGTGTAAATCCAGGTCAAGAGGCAGCTGTCGCTGCTGCTCAACAGGCACAAACATCTAGCCCAGTTGTAACAGAAATCAATGCTTGTGGTGGTGACGATGTTTCATATCAAATCCCACTATCCGTTGACGTTACTTTTGATGGAAGAGTTTTCAGCAATATTTATGTGA